GCGATTCGTCAGTTTCAGTAAATTCACTTTGGTCTATCTTAACACTCTTGAAATAGTGTTGATTTTGGATACCATAACTAATTAAAAAGAATGGTATATTAAGTGTACCATCCTCAATAACATTACAAGAACTATCTTTACGTTTGTCAGTTATAAAATCTTTAGGTAATTTATCCCCTATAATATTACCATTCGCATCAACGTTAACTACAACACCGTCATCTTGATAATTAGCATTCTCACCTAAATTTAAATGTTGTGAACCTTGACCAACATAACAACATATAAATGATGGCCCACTAGTCACTTCTCCATACGCATAATCCTTATATGTATATGATTTAAATACATCAGCAACTTCTTGTACATTACTATAATTTATAAATGTAGGTAATGGTATAAAATTAAAATTATTAGCATTTAATATCGAATCAATAAAATCATAAAAACTAGTATTATAATTACCTATAATTAAGTCTTGAACAGCGAATGGGTTAAGGTAGAATCTGTCACCTATTGCTAAATGGGCCCTATCAACAAACCTAAATGAATCAATAAGTCTTGTTTTAGCACCACTACCACGTTCTTGTCTAGCAATAGAATCATCTAAGGAACTTACAGAACATTGGTTGATAACATTATCACCAGAATTAGCTAACCATTTGTTGTATATACTAGATATGGTTCTATATAATTGTAATTTTATTTTATCATCCGAAGTTGTATTGAATATTTGTTGTTCTAATTTATCTTCTTCATCTTCCTTCTTTTTTCTCCAATCCTCAGTTAATTTACTAAACCTAGTAAAAAAGTTTTCAACATATAATTTATAGTCATCCTTATTAACTATAATTTGTTTATATTGCTTATAATTACTACTATCATCAATATCATACCTAAAAACTGTTGGATTACCATTCATTATATATTCATACCCAGATATTAAATCATTAAGTTTATTTGAACCTGGTGAACCTCTTCTGATTACTAAATTTATCTGATATGCTCTAGGAATACCAGATGAATCTTTATTAGAGTTCCACTGATACCACGGATTATCAGAAACAGCCGCAATATTTGAGTAATTTTCAATAACTTTATCAGAAAAAATAGCTCTAACATCTGAAACGTTTACAGCTTTAAAAAATAACGATACCTCATCTTGTTTCTTTTCATCTTTTTTTTCTTCTGGATTATATTTTACCCATTTATCAGTTTTAGTATCATATGAAGTATAATAATTTGTCCACATTGTTTTCCAAGATGAAAAATTAAATGTAACATTATCATCGTTTGGTACTGAATATTGGATTTCAAATTCTTTTCTTATTTCTTCAAACTCATTTCTAGAAAAATGTAAGAATTTATCAATAAAAGCTTCTTTAACTTCTTTAGGTAAACATAAAATACTTTTTTCAATGTATGAGTATGATTCTTCTGAAGGTTCATCGTCTCTATCAATATCACCTTCATCAAACATAAAATTCATCCCGAAATTAGCTTGTGACCTATTATCATAAAACAATCTTAATTCATTTGGTCTGTATGACCTATCATCAGCAGCAACACCAGAATGCCTTTCACTATAATCACACCATGGTAAAAAATCACTACCAGCAGTATTACCATCGAATCTTATTAATGATTTACTTTCTAAGAATGGGTATTTCATTCTATATAATAAACCACCTATGAAATAAATCCACAACTTAGGTGCCTTAATAAATGAACCATGGTTTTGATAAAGACCCTTAAGTGTTTGGGTATCATCTTCCGTATAAAAATTAGTAGTAGTATCCCATTCAAAAATATCAAATAATGATACATCTGTTGCGTCAACTTTAGATAAGTGGTCTAATTGGTCACCAATCAAACCGTTCCAAGCAAAACAATGTAAAAATAAAAATGCTCTTGCTTGTACTGTTTCTTGTTCATAATAAAACCTACTACCGAAAAGACTAAAATAATAACTAGCATAATCCTCATGGTTAGATATACTAAACTCAACAAATGGTGTATATGTTAAATTCTTAAGTGTGCTAGAATCTTCAGTTTCACCTAATAAGTGACCAATTAATTCTCTCTGTTTACCAAAATCCTTTGGTGTTTCCCTACCACTTACATAATTACTATATATGGGGTAGAAAGCATCATCATCTGGAGCATCTTTTTCAAATTGCCAAATATTTTTATATTTTTCTTTATCCTTTAAATTATCATCAACAAAACCTAATGATAAAAATGTACCACCATTTTCCTTTTTAGAAACACTTGTATCTTGATGCCAATAAGCACATAAAACGTTAGACGCTAATTCTGGTAAATTTTTCTTTTTAAAGTGGAAACTATCTTTATCCAAATCACCACCTAAACCATTAAAATAAATATCACTTATTTCAAGTGCTTTAGTGTTTGACTTGTATGGGTCAATATTAGTCACCCTATTTTCACTTAAATTTTTATCATAAGTTACAACTTTAAGACTAGATGATTTAATTAATGAATCTGGTGTGTTAGCTTCGTAATCTTCTAATAAAGCACCACCGAAATCTGGATTTATACTAATACTTTCATATTCCTCTTTACTTATAATCTTAAAATATGTATCACCATATTCATTATCAGAATAAAATTTTTCACCACTAGTAGCAGCACCTAAATAATTCCAATAGTGTGAGAATGGGTTAGTTGGTTCGTCTCTATCTGCATTAGTTCTACCATCTATAGCTTTCTTTAAAAATGGTATATTTTGATATGCGTTATTTATGTTACTTACAAAATGAGTATTATCAGTTATCCTTTCACTTATTATTTCTGGTTTTAACATTTTTCCGTCACTATCAAAAAATACTTTACCATCAAAATTACTACTAATAGGTAAAATTTTTCTACTATCATTTGATGGGTCAAAAATATAATTATACCTATAAGTGTTACTACCATTATCAGCTAATAATGATTTTTTCTTACCTTGTGGATTACTTATATCTTTTTCGTCATAACCCTTTAACCACTCACCTATTAATTTATCAGCACCAGTAGAACTACTTTCTTTTGAATATTCATTAATACTATTAATTAAATCCCTAACTTTTGGTTTATTAGTCATACCTAATAAAACTGAAAAAACATTTTCAGCTTCTAATGCACCCATATATTTTATAACACCTTCCTCTAATCTCACACCATTCCTTATAGATACACCTAAACCTAAGAAACCTCTCATTAATAAACATCTAGTTATTTCTTGTGGGGTGTTTCTAGAATTTTCCCCATTTAGCGCAGCATCATAAGGGTTAATTGTAATTAAATTTGGATTAGATAGATATGTATCCAATGGTGATACTGGGTAATATTGTGGTCCTTTAACACCTTCTTTTTCAGCAATTAATTTATTATCATCCCTAGCTAATTCTAATAATTCCTTTAATAAATTTTCAATAAACACAACTTCATTAACAGAACCTCTAACATATCCATTAGCAGAACCTATCCAAGATTCTTCTAAAAAAGTTTCACCACTTTCTTCATCAATATTTTCTTTTCTAAATTCTGGCCAAGCCCATATTTCATCACCAACAACATCATAATCACCAGTTATATTTTTTAAGGTTTCTTTTCTGTTAATATTTGTATCTTTTTCAGCTTCTTTAGCAACGCTTGAGATAGTCTCTAATAAAACTTCACAATGTGCACATAACATTCTAAATACACTTTTAATCGTAGGGTCAAAACCTAATTCTTCTTTAGTTACCTTAGCTAATTTTGCACCTAATTTCTCCCTTACTACCTTATCATTTTCTTTTATTTTATCAATAATTCTACCTAACTCAAAATTAGGTGTTCTAAAATCAAAAATAATAATTTCAGTATCACCGTTACCGTTAGGTTTATTAATAATAATCTGTCTAGCTAATTCAATAGCCTTTTTATGTTTATCAACATTAACATTATTATCATTATCCAATGTATAGTTACTACTATTTTTATCTATAATAATTTTTTGTAATGAATCTTCATCAGTTATTTCAGATAATTTTAATGGGTTTAATTGAACGTAGCTTTTTAAATTATCAGATTTAAACCTTAAATCTTGATTTGCTATTTTACTATTCAAACCTTTATCACCATCAACTTCTTTTTCAATTTTAGAAATATATTTATCAATATTTTTTTGTATTGAATCATCTTTTAACCTAGTTAATGGTATACCTAAAACACCATTTCTATTATTAAAATAATCATCACCATCACCAACTATTTCATTCATTAATTCATTAAAATAAGTTTGGATTACCTCATGAACTTCTCTAGATTCTTTACTAACATTTAATTCTTTTACGTCAGCATCATCTTGAGTTAATTTTTCAAATTCATCACCAACATTTTGTAAATCTTTTATAAAATCATCAATACTCTTAAGTGTTATACCAGCTTTAGAGTATTCTTCAACAATAGCTTCCCAGTGTGGTTTACCTTCTGGTGTTTTAATAACAGCTCTAATAAGACCTAAAAGCATGTCTGTTAATAAAGCATAGGTAAACCCAATAAATTCAGCATTTATTTCAAAATTACCAGTTTCAGAATTGAATGCTGCATTCCACTTCATTAAGTGTAAACAATAAGTTACTGGTTTACCATAAAAACCCTTAATAGTTAATGAAAAAATAGGGTATGGTAATTCAAAGAAAACTGAATACTTAGATTCATTACCTTGTGTAAGAATTGCATTACCTCTAACATCAATAAATTTAATCTTAATATTTGGCGCATAATCAGTACCAAATGAAATTTCAATATTTTCAATACCAAGACTTTCTTTATCTCTATCTGGGTCCATTTTATCAAATGTACCAGTAGCTTCAGTATAACTAGTAGTTAAATTGTAAACACCTTTACCTTCATCATCAACATTTGTTTTAGTACCACCAATAAATTTAATAATTTTACTACCATCTTTTTGACTATTAAGTATTTGACCTTGACCACTACTTTTAGCAATTAAAGCACTTCTACTTTTAGAACTAGTCTCCAACTCAACAATGATGTTTAAGTCTTCGTTGGGTTTAATTTTATTTTCAGCTGGATTCGGTTCTATTACAAATAACCTATTGTTTGGAATTCCTTCTCTCTTCTTATCCATTATTATCGTATAACTGTTTATATATATTTACTGAATTTAAATATCTTTCTATTGCAGAATTAAAAGGATGTGGTATTCTAATCACATCATTATTTTTAATATTAAATTCTAAACCACCATATTGTGGATTTGCTAACATAATTAAAAACCCATGGTATGGATTATTATAATACTTTTGACTCAAAATGTCAAGTCTTGTTTCACCTAATTTATAAACAACTGACTTATCAGTGTCAGAAACTGGTATCTTTATACCTGGAATTGGTTTTACTTCACCATTCTTTGTAAACTTTTCGTATCTATTGAAATATTGTCCCATAACTCATTAACATATTAAACATTCAATTTTATTTTGTGTGGCCATATATAAATTAGGTGCTATACTCCATCTATATACATCAATTTCTCCTTCAAATTCTTCATCACATTCATATAAGAATGTTCTTCCACTATCATATTTAATTTTTGTTATTGTTTCTTCACCACCCTTAAAGAACTTAACAGCAAATAAAATAGAAGGTATTTTTAATGTTTCAGTACTAGCACTATAACATGCTAAACTTGATGGTTGACCTTCTCTTTGATATATACTTTGTAATGTATCACTAGTATCATAATTTTCTGAAATAGAACTAAGGTCACTTCTAGTTAATTCTGTAGTAACTACTAATCTACCACTATCAGATATATCCTCAATCCAATCAATAGCATCAGTTTTAAGAGATGTAAAGCCTAAATTACCAGCTACACCAAAATTATAACCCCATCCTTCACCTAAACCAGATAAATCTGTAGCAACAAATTCAACAAAACCATCATCATTAGTAGTGAAGTTAACAATTGCATTTTCTAATGTTTTAACATCTGCACTTTTTTCTGGTTCTTGAGTGTTTTCTGGTTTATTAGCTTCATCATTAGCTTGAGCTTCTTGGTCTGTTACCACTGGTGTAGTATTACCAACATTAGCGCCAGATTTATCAGATGAATCTGGTTGACTGTTTTTAGTTACTGGGTATTCACCTGGTTGTAATTCAGCCGAACTATTAGGTTTTTCTGAAATTTTAATCCTATCAGCTCTTGAATCATAAATCTCTGTATTCGCAAAGAAGTTATATGATAACGCATTTTGTAATTTATTAATCGGACCATTAAGACTTGAACCACCAATAAATGAAAAGTTAATACTTACATTAGCAATCATTGGTTGTACACCAACACCTTCTGGGTTTAAATCCCATACAAGTGGGTCATAATCAATTGTAAGACTATCAATAACAATCTTAGTATGGTAGAAATCACCAATTCTAAGAATACACACTGGTGGTCTACCAAAAGCTAAGTTGTTAGGATTACCATCATTATTGTAAGTAGGTCCTTGTCTAGTACACTGATGAAGGAAATTAAGTCTTGAATTAAACCCTTCTGGTGTGATACTATGGAATGCTGGGTGGAAATATTTTATTTTTTCAGAAATATCATTGAATATAAAAGATGAACCATTATTATCACCAACAGCGGCTTTTAATTTTTCAAAATAATTACATTCACTAAAAAATCTACTTGTTGGGATTGTAACATTGTTAACCCCTACACTACCATCTGGGTCTTGAGTTCTATTATCTGGTTCAGCTTCAGATTTTAATTTTGGGTCGTATTCTATAACAACTTCAACATATCTAGCTTGTTTACAACCAAGCCTATCTTGACCATTTTCACCAGAACATCCATCACCAACACTAACTGTACCACCACCACTAACAGTGTACCTTCTATTTTCTAATTCATCTTGAAATACTGTACCACCAGCTGGTGTTACGGTCACTTCACTCATAACTTCATTCTTAAACCATTTAGCAACATTTGTAGCTCTTCGTTCCGATAATTTTTGATTATTAGAATTATTGGTACTACTACTAGCGGCTTGATTACCTTGAGTACTAGCGTAACCAGTTATCTTAACTCTACAATACTTACATTTTTCTAACATAAATGTATTCAGTTCTGGGTAGAAATTATTATCTTCAATCCAACCTTCAGTGGTTTCACCATCAATAATAATTGGTTGTCCCCAACCATTAAGTCCAAAATTAGTATTATTAGGATATATAAACCTACCACCACCCACAGTACCATCACCAATAGTTGTACCAGTTTGACTAGTCATAGCACTTAATGGTAATTTATTACCTAAACTATCTAACCCATTTTCATAAGTTATTGGTACACTAGCTTCATCATTTGGAAAATAAATTTTAAAACTAACTGTTGGTGGTATCTGGTCATCAACACTTTCTTTAACTTGAGTATTTTCAGCTACCTCTTGTGCGTTCTTTTCTTCTTGAGTCATCACAGCATTCCTAATACCATCGTCTTCAAGACAACCAGCAAAGAAAGAAGCAATCTCTTCTTGTTTCCAATCAGATGGAAAATAATTCATGTAATTAGGATGGTCAATAATGATTTTCCAAGAAAGTGTACCAGTTCTTTCAGTATTATTGTATGTATGGATAGGTTCACCTCTACCTATGAAATTATTTTTATCCCAATTAACACTAACACTTTCGTTAAATGATATTTCATATGGTGGAAACCACATAATACGACCCTTATGACCACTAAGTGGGTCACCAGGTCCAATTTCACAAGGTAAAAGTTTAGTTGTTTCATCAACCCAAGCTAAATTCTCAATACTAAACATAAATCTCTTTATACCTTCATCATCATTTCTATAAGGTGCAATTCTAACAAAGCCAGTATCTTCTAACACTGAAGATTTAACATTAGTCTTAGGGTTTCTATTATAACCGTCACCTTCTTTTAATGAAGAATGTCTAACTAAATCACCAACTTCATCATACTTATCAAATGTTGTCCAAGTTCTACAGAATACTTCACTTGGGTCAGTAGGTGCTTGGTCCTCTGAAACTAAATTAAACATTTTACTTGATAATACACCAGAACCCTTAGATATTAATCCAGCACCTAATTTACCATCAGCTCTAACTGCGCTTTGTATACCACTATTCTTAGCTCTACCACCATGTGATAACACAGTTCTCATTTTATCAGATTTAAATAATTCTTTTGTTTTATAAAGAATACTTTTTTTCTTTTTAATATCATCACTACCAAAAAGTTTTTCTTGATAGTCTTCACCAAGTTTACTTTTAGGTTCTTTATTATCATAGTTATCACCCCAAATGAAATTATAACCACCAGCACCTTTCCATTGAATTAAATCATAATTAAATTCATTACCTTCTTCATCAGTAACTTTATTATAATTACTTTGAGATACTGGATTACTTTCTAATCCATTGATTAAATCAACAATATTTCCATCAACAGTACCATAAGCATAAATATTTGGGTTTATGCCATCCTCTGTATTTGCACCCTTACTAATCCTAGAATCATTATAACCTGGCGCATAACCTTGTCTAAGATTATTAGGTTCAGCATCATTTACTCTTGTATTTTCATTAATATTTGCGAATAAAGAAAGAATTTGACCTTTACCAGTATTCTTAATCATTTCATTAGCTCTCTCAATATTTGATACTGGAAAATCAACATTAAATATTGAAGATGATTTTTCTAATAATGAAACTGGTACTTGAAAACCAGACATTCTTTCAACTAAATCAATAGCTGTACCAAGAGTACCCTTAGCAACTGTTACTTTATAGTTTGGTACTATAAAATTACCACCAGTTAAAAGACTTCTAATATTGGTGTTAACCCTACCAATCGTTTCTTCTTGTAGGTTAAAAGCAATATTATTACCGATAGCAGCTGCTAAATAACCAACACTCTCTCTCCCAAGTCTAGTGTCGTTAATAGCACCAGTAGCTGTAAGAACCCTACCAGCTAATGAACTTCTTACATCAAAATCAGTTGCTATACCACCATTTGGGTTAAAACCAACACTACCACCCAAAATACTACCAATAACATCTAATGGTTGAGTTGAAGGTCCACCAACATTAAGGTTATTGTTTTCATCTAAATAAGCACCTAATTGGTACGAAGGTTTTTTATATTTAATTTCAGTGATGGTTTGTTGGTTAGCATCTAAGTAAAAGTTTTTAGTTGTACCAAATTTTAAATTTCCCTTATTGGCTTCAAGTAATTCTGCTGCATCAATAGAATAAGGTTCATTATTCCATGAATTACCAGCAATAGTTGAATTTGTATTACCTGGAAGGAAATTTACTGATACTGTATAATAATCATCATCAGTACCTTGATACTTATTTAAAACAGTATTTAAATCTTTATAATAAACACCATCAATTTGAATATCAACAGAAGGCTGTACAGCTATTGGTTGGGTACTAACCTCAGCTGGTATACCTATACCTTGTAAAAGAGGTTCTAAACCATTATTTTGAATAGTATCTGTTATTAAGTTTTTATTTAATAACCAATCTCTAAAATCTGGTGATAATGTATTTATTCCGTTTGGCATAATTATTCTTTTTATTATAAATACTATGCTAACTAAATTTTTATTAAAATAAATACTATAGTTAATTAATTTAAATAAATAATAAACAATTAAATGTAAGATAAATAATAATTCTTTATTATATAATAAATTATATTATTTAATTATTATATCATTTAATTATATATTATTTAATTATTATTATATATTATTAATTATATATATATTATTATAATATTATATTACTATAATACAAAAAAACTACTTTTAGATTAAAAAATCAAGTTTTAAACCAACTTTTTTTAAAATATTTTTTTTTAAGTAGCAAATCTAGGATTTGGATTAAGTTTACCAACCCTACCTGTACCAGCACTTGTATCTTTCAATCCGTTATTTAATGTTTGTCTAGCGTAAGCGTTATTAACAATATTTTCAACTATTAAATTAGCTAAAGAAGTATCACTACCAAGACCATTAATATTAATATCAATTTTTTGGTTTTCATGTTTATGTATAACTTCAGATTTACCTCCATTATTACCAGTAAATTCTTTAGCAGCCTTATCCAACTTACCTTCTTGTGTTGAAGCTAAAAGAACGTCATTTACCTTCATAAATTTATCCTTTGGGTTAAATTGAATTATACCATCACTAACGTTACTTATATCACCACCTTTTCTACCTGTGGTACCCTTGTTTTTGTCACCAAAAAATTCATCATAAATACCCATTCCTCCACCAATAAGTCCACCAATAACACCTCCAGCAACATTACCCAATCCTGGTATAACACTACCTAATAGAGCACCATAACCAGCATATTCAGCAGCTTTACCAGCAACACCAATACTTTTCCCCAAATTACTATCTGGGTCATCCATAAATCCTCTACCAACATCAGCCGCAAGTGCTACAGCACCAAGACCAGTAAACGCTTTAGTACCCTTGGCTAAAGATTTACCTAATTTCATTGTACCACCAAAACCGAAACCACCCTTATTACCAATCTTTGTTGCTTTAGCTAATAAATTCCTTCTCATACCACCTTTCTTACCACCTCTTAGAAACCTACTAAGCATATTACCACCACCTACGTCAGAACCACCGCCTCCGCCTCCACCAACATTAGCCACTGTATTAAAACCTTTACCAAGCATCATACCATTTGCATACCATTTCATACTATCCCATAAGAATCCACCTACAGTTTTAAGTAATAATGCCGAACCAGCAATAAACGCTGTCTTTATTGGGTTATCTGTTATCCATTTAACTAACGTACCAGCTAATTCAACAGCTCCTTTAACAAAATCTTTTAATCTATCTAAGAAACCACTATTTTTTAAATTTTCAACAAAGTTTTGTAGAGGTTCACCAACAAATTCTTTAAGTTTTATTGCGACATCTAAAAACTGTTGTTTAAGTGTTTGTATAGTGTCATTTATGGTATCATCGAATGTCCTAGCTTGTTTTGCCCTCTCTTCTAATGATTGTTTTTGTGTTTTAATACTTTCTAAGTCAGCCTTCTTAAGGTCTTTAACATCTCTACTAAACGTACCAACATTAATTTCCCATTGACCAGATTCTTGATTAAATTTAGCAAGACTTGAAACTAATTCCTTATCTTTTTCATTCATACTTATTGGTGATACTTGTCCAATAGCTTCTACCCTCTTTTGAGCTTCAGCCATCTTAGTTAACTCTTCAACACCAATACCAGTAATCTTAGATATTTCTCGCAACCTATCTCTCGCTAGACCACCCTTAACTTCGAATGTACCACTTTCTTTGTTAAACTTAACAAATTCACCCGCAGCCTTACCAATGTCCTTAGCAAACCCCTCAAAATCGTTCCTAGCTTTAAACATTAATTGCATTGGGTTACCAAGTTTAGCAAACTCACCACCCATTGTACTAAGTTGAGCCGCCATCTCAATAGCGCCTTCTGGTCTAAACACCTTTTCAGCCATACCAGCAATACCATCCATATCTAACTTAAGTCTAAGTGCATCAGCTGACATTTTACCTAATGCTTTAACACCACCCTTAAATCCGTACTTTTGAGCTAATTTTAAATTCTTTTGAAGTGTTGATGCTGCCTTAGATGAATTAACACCCATTTCACCAGCTGTATTCATTGTATCCTCAACTAGTTTAGCTGAAGCTTCAACACTCATACCGAAGTCATCAGCTGAAGCCGCCATTTGTACCGCAAATTCAGCACCAAGACCAGTACCTTGTGACATACCAGCCATAGCTTTAAGACCACCTTCAGTAAGCTTAACACTTCTACCTATTTCCTCACTATAACCTCTTTGTAATTTTGCTAATTCTTTGATGTTAACACCCATCATGGTTGTTGAATCAGCAGCTCTATTCATATTAGTTGCGAAAGCTTCGTATTGCTTGTTACCAATCCCCATACTTCTGGCAGCATTACGAATTTCTCTATCCATCTCAAAGATACCAGATTTTTTAATCTTATCAACAGCCCAACCGATAACTTTACCAGTAGTTTTAAACCCAGCTTTTAATAAATTAGCTTTCCTAACTGATTTACTTATTTCTTCAGTTTGTTTTTCTAGCTCTTTAGTTTGTTCTTCAAGGTAGTCTAAATTCTTTTTTCTATATTTAACTTGTTGTTTTAAGGTTTTAAGTATTTCTTTTTCTTTATTACTTAAATAACCATTTTGTTTCTTTTGTTTTTCCTTAAGGTCTTTTAATTGTTTTTCTTCATCCTTTAATTTTTTAGCTTCTTCAGCTTCTTTTTGTTTAAGATGAGTAATATCCTTCTGTAATTGGTTAACTTTAGCTAATGCCTCAAAATAACCACCAAGACCCTTTTCAAGCTCTTGCTGCATCTTTCTTTGGTCTTCTAACTGTTTTTTAATATCAGATAAATTACCTTTCCATCTGTCAAATCCATTATTTTCAGCCATTATCTATTACTTTTTTTCTTGTTTATTTTCTTCTTTCTTTATTTCTACAACACCTTCACCAACTTCTGGGTTAGTTTTATTATTACCAGTGTTATAATATATCTTAACCTCATACTTTAATAATTTATCAGTTTCATCTAACTTCTTATTTAAATAAATCCTAAAGTATAATTTTTCTTCTTTATTTAAAGTTGGTTTGAAATTAGTTTCAACCATAGGTACGTTTTTATCACCATTAATTCTATTAGATTTAGTTTTAAATTTTTCAAATTTACTAGGTTTTATTGGTTTTATGTAAGAACTGCTTTTAGTTTCCTTACTATTTATATCACTTAAAGCTTTATCCATAATTTGTTCTTTAAGATTTAAATTAACAAACTGCATAGTTTTTATAGAATTCTTTTCAAATTCTTTAAATTCATCTATAACACTATATAACCTTTTATTAAGTCTATCTTCAGCTGGTATAATACCTCTTTCATCACCAAGTTTTAATAAATCAACAAACCAATTAGGTTTTTTCCACATAGCATCGATAATAGTTTGATTACCCTTGGTTAAATCATCTATTATCTTATTTATTTCCTTATCACTTAATTCATCAACAGGTTCAAAAGTTAAATCCTTTAAAACATCTACTAAATCCTCCAGTATCATCTGCTCACTCTTACCATTACCTTCTTCATTGGAACCACCAAGATATCTTTTAATCCTTAAATCAAATATGAAATCTTCACCCTCACCACTTTGTTTAATATTTACATTACTTTCATCAATTTCAAATTCTATTAAGTTATCTTTTAAATAAGAATATTTATCAGCTTCTAAAACATCAAAAGAAATACTATTATTATCTTTATTTAATACTTTTGTTTTAATTGTTTTACCGTCCTTAAAGTTAAATGATACGATATCATCTTCATTATAATTACCAATTTCAAGTGCTAATTCAGTCTTTTCATTTCTACTACGCTCACCATTAGTTGAACCTCCAGATTTACTTTCAAAATCTAATATATTATCCAATATAAAGTCTTCACTCTTAGTTTCACCTTTATTATCGGAGCCACCTACATATTTTTTAAACTTTAAACTAAATAAAAATTCTTCATTTTCACCACTATTTTTAATTTTAACATTTTTAGGGTCACCATTAAATTCGATGGTATCACCTATAGATTTAGTATATCTATCTGATTTTGGTCCACTAACTTTATCTATTTTAAAGGCAATGTTATTACCATCCTTATTAAGTGTTAATAAATCTATATCACCACCAGAAAGTTTAAAGGTATACAATTCATCCACCTTAGATGATAAAATCTCATCAATAAGACTTTGTATTTCGTCTTCACCACCAATATCACCTTCCTTAAAATCTTTACCAATATCACCACTACCAGTATCAATTGTAAACTTAGGTTTTGATGACGGACTTAAATTACAACTAAGACCTGTAGCTTCATCATCGAAAACACCTAATTGAACATTTTTCCATGTACCATTTTTCCATGTGTCCCCATTATTTTTTAAATCATTCATGATTAATTTAGGACCCATCTTTAACACTTCATTATTAACCAGTGTTGATAATTTTTTAAATTCAGCTTCATCTATTTCACCAGCCTTTTTAGCGTCTTCAACATCCTTAAATGTATTAAATTTACCACCACTTTCCTTACTTAAAGCTTCAATGTTTAAATATTTCTTATGTTTACCACGATAAGTAACATTTCCACCTTGGATATCAGCACTAGTCACATGAAAAAAACTATTCTTATAAACACCATCGTTACAATTAATCATTAATAATTGACCACTAATTGAATCGATAACTTTAAAGTATAATTCACTACCTTTTTTATCAATTAATTTAATAGCATCACCTTCTTTTACTTGATTGATACTATTTTGCATATTAGCCTCTAATAAGAGTCTATTATATTGACTTTCTGTTATAATAAGTTTACTCTTCTTTTTATTGAAGATTCTATTATATTGTGATTCAGTAATTACTAATTTCATTTGGTATCTTTTAATATAAATATCACTTATAACGAAAAATACCCAACTATTTAATTAGTTAGGTATTTCTCCACTTTTTAATTTAGCTTTTAATTGTTCACCACCAACTCTAGTAGTTCTACTACCACTTGAATTACTACCTCTAGCTTGTGCCATCTTCTCTTCCATCATCTCGTTTTTCTTAGTGTGTTCATTAACGAGTGTTGACAGATAGAACCTTCTTTCATAAGTTGGTGCTGATAAAACATCTTGGTAAGTCATACCTAAGTGTTTTATACAAACATATATTTCCTCTAATAACCCTTCCTTATAATTCTGCGTTAGGCCAAAAAAACTTTGGTGTAAAGGGAAGAAAGGTATTTACGGACCCACCTCCAGGAGTCCTTACGGTGATATTCATATCGACACCGCATTCGATTGTGTTAAAGTATTCTCTTAATTTTTGTGCATCACCCACCCTCATATTTCTAACGAAATCTTTAATGTAAGTTCTATCTCTATTACCGTTAACATCTACTATTTGTGATTCTAAAACAAGTGTTACTTCCTCGTTAACAGGATTATCCTTATTAGCGTCAATAATTTCATCTAATTTTTCTAATTCACCTACTGTAAGAATCTTAAATTTAACTAAAACCTTACTAAGTGGTAATTCATAAGCAAAAAGACCTTCAGAATCTGGTTCAACATTTAATTTTATTTGTCTTAGACTTGATAAGTTAATTTCAGTTTCAAAAACTTCATCCTTCTCATCATAAACTAAAATTGGATACATCTCACCGTAACCAGTAGCCCTAAGCCAAATCATAATTGCGTTTCTATCACCAGGTAATAAATCTTTATACCTTAATTCTGGTTCAAGTAATTTTCTGTTAATAAGAATTTCTAAAAACTCACCACTTTCCATTAAATTTGGTGATGTAAGAATATTCTCATCAGCAGTAGTCATAAAAGCAACCTTAACATTCTTTTTCTTATTTGGGTATAATTTACCCTCTGAAGGTAAAGGTATAATATCAAACGGTTGATTCATTTGAGGTTGACTAAGTAATTCAATATAACCATTACTAACTGGTTTTTTACCTCCGTCATAATCCCCATCATTAGAACCACCATTATTAGATGGTGGGGTTGGTGGTGGTGGGGTTGGTGTTTGAACTATTTCAACTGGTTGTTGAACGTAAGGTGTTGTTTGAGTAGACTGTTCTTTTCTCTTCTCATCCATTTGTTTAGCAATTTCTTCGTTTTTTCTTAATTGCTCTTCTCTCCATTTAAGTTGTTCTTCAGTTCTTCTTCTCATTTCATTAGCAGCTATAGATTCAGTATCAGAACCGTATTGAGGTTGAACACCTTCTTGTTCCGCTAATTCATTAGCAATCTTTTCACCAGTTTCGTTAGCTTGTTTAATTTGTTCCTGTGTAGGAAAAACATTAGGTTTTTTATCCATGTTAATTTTTTTTTAAAACTATTATCTTATTTAATCTACTAAATAAATATGTTAAGTCAAGTTTTATAAAACAAAAAAAGACCCCTAATGAGGTCTTTTTATAAAAATATTTTAAATATAAAAATTAGAAAAGAAGTATTGCTCTATCAAATCTTAAATCAGCAGTGATATCAGCAATAGCATCATCATCCATTGATAAATCACCAAAGTTAACATTGGTAAGCATTGTACCTTGAAGTACCCACTTTTCAATTACTACACCAGTTGGGTCAAGCATTTCAAGTTCTACGTCTTTTTTATAACCAGCAGCATAACCTTGTCTACCAGTGATTGATTCAGATTGTAAACGCACCCATTCCATTATTGCTTGTGCAGCAGAAGGACCAATAGGGTCTCTAAATGTTACAGAAATTGATTCCCAAGTAAATCTACCGATAACCCAAGTAGATGTGTTAAGGAATGGAATCTCAACTTCGTTTTGTGTAATTGAAGGTCTAGAAGCAGATGCTAACCACCATTCTTGAATACCTAAAGATGCTGGAAACCTTAAAAGCCATCTATTCTTTTTCTTTGGTTCATAAGGTACGGGCATTTTCATCAATAAATCAGCCATGTTGTATAAGTTTTAATTTTTTGTTTTATTCTTTAATTATAAATATGTGGTTTTTATTTTTTTTAATATTTTTGTTTTAAAACCACATGTACTAATAAATATTAATTAATTTGTAAAAAAATATAAAATTGTTTGTTTTAATTGAATATTATTCTTATATTAGTACTATAAACATTTTAAGTATGAAAAATTTAGTATTATTTTTAGCATTTTTTATTGGATTTAATTCATTTTCACAAACTGAATTAGATAGTATTATGATTTCTCAAATTAATAAAATGAGAACAAACCCTAAATCATACATACCATTAGTTAACAAATATATAGAAATTCAAAAACAAACTTTAATATTAATGAGTAATCCTAATGTTAAAACTAAAACTAGTGTTAGTAGTGGTAACATGGATAAAAATAATGAAATGATTAATACTAAAACTATTAATGACCCTAAAGAAATCATTAGAAAAAATATAAGTGCTGCTAGAGAATTAATCGTTATTTTAAATAAAATTGAACCATTAAACGAATTAACTTATAATAGTGAAATGGATTCAATTACAGATTCACATGGTAAATACTTAGATAGTGTTAAAAAATTTGGTCACTTTGGTCCTAATGGTGAAAGAGTATACCAAAGATTTAAACCAACTAAATTGAATGTATCTGAAAACTTAGTATCAATTAATAAAAAAGAAATTGACAATAAAGATTTTTCACAAGCTATCTTAATTTTACTTATAGATGCATTTATTGAAGGTAGAGGTCATAGAAAAAACCTTTTAAATCCAGATATAAAATACATCTCAGTATATATCAGTGATAAATTATGTGTTCAAAATTTCGGTTTTTAATAACCAAGTTGAGGTTTACCTCAAAATTCTGGACACTCTCTGATTGACCCACCAATATTAACCTTACACTTAGCCGACCCTTTTTCCCTATTACCTTTACCACTACCTGGTTTAATTTTCTTAGTCTTAGAACTATATAAATTAGCTTTTGCGTAAGTAATCTTAACTATCTTATCAACAATAACCTCTGGCTCACTATCATCAGCACCTAATGATGAGTATTCGTAATCGATAAGTATATCCACACCTCTATCGTCACTGTATTTAATTCTTGAACCACTCCTATCAGTATTAAATTCTTCTTGAGCTCTTTTTAATTCTTCTGAACCTGGTTTAAGACCACTATTAACTTGACTCGTAGCATCAATTTGAATATTAATACCACCGAAATCAATACCAGACCCTTCAATAGCTTTTTTAGCCTCTTCAGCACGTTTTTTAGCTAAAGTATAATTACCAGTAGGGTCAGAGTCACTTATGTAACTAGGAGTCCTCTCAGCATCTGTTTTAGCTAATATGGTGATTGATTTAATTGTACCATTAGTAGCTTCTATTGTTTGTAAGAAATTTTGTATTGAATTAATTGTTTCAGTTGGTAAATCATGTGAAAAAGTACTTTGTCTTTCAGCTGTTGGTATCGATAATGATATTGTATCTGTCATAACAACTGGTTGTTTAGGGTTTTTAACAATTGTGTCGTAAATAGTTTCAATACCAGTTATTACATATCCTTGATTTTTAAGTTTTGATAACATACTCTTAGTGCTACCATACTTATCACTCTGTCTAACGCTTATATTGGTATTATTCTTTTTTTCATAAGTATCGAAAGTTCTATTAATCTCTTGAGCATTTTTTTCCATATAACTTTTTAATTCATCGGAATCAATTCTAAGTTTTTCAGCTAAATTATTAATACCCTCTTCATTATTAAGTGTATTTTCTATTTGATTTCTAAGATTATCATTTTGTAAAATCTTTTCAGCTTTATCTTGAGCTCTACCTACATTCATACCTAAAACTAATGCAGCACCTAAAACTAATTCTTTCCAACCTTCTTCAATAATCTGTTCCTCCTTAATTACAATAGGTTTTTCATTTTCTTTTATATGATTTACTAAAAGAGCCAACTGACGCTCATTAATTAATATTTTCTTACCCATACTCTGTTTTTAATTATAAATATCTCTAAATAACAAAAAAGCCTCCATTTAGGAGGCTTTAATGTTTTATATGTTATATCGATTAAATATCATCGAAACTTGCACCAGTGTTCATAATGTTGAACTCAACACAAATGAATTCTAATGCTCTCGTTGGTTTTAAGAATATTCTACCACAAAGAGTGTTTTGGTCGATTAATTCTGGTGAATCATCTAATACCACTCTAAAGTCTGTAAGACCTCTCTCAGCTCTAATATTGTCTAAGATTGGGTTTACAAGTGATAAGAATTGGTTTCTTACGATATCATCATTTTGTTCGAATAAAAGTCTGATAGAAACCGCAGAGATAAGTTTTCTAGCTTGTAAAAGAAGTCTTCTTACGTTAATTCTATTAAGGGCTGTATCTTTAACTTGAAGCGTCTTGTTACCCCAGATTTTGATACCTTCTGAAGCGAAAGTAGCGATTGGGTTGATTCTTCCATCATAAAGAGTATCTCTTTCAGTAAGAGTAAGTTTCTTTCTTGCTTTGATAGCGTTAACATCACCTCTTTGTACACCCGCAACTGCGAACCATGGGAATGAAATATTATCTGTAAGTGCAATGTTTCTTACTACGTCTCTTGTAGGTGGTACGTAAATATAAACATTATTTTCAGCATCATTAATTTGAATCCATGGCCAGTATGTAGCTGTGTAGTTAGAGTCGAATTGTCCGTCAAGTGAGTCAACAACATCTTCTGGTAATAATACATCTCCAGCAGCATCAGTATCTGGTGTAGTTACAATATAAAGTGAATCTGCTCTATCTTGTTCTATCATTTCGATAGCTTCTTCTACTAAGTTAGTATTATCAAACGTGTCAATACCTGGAGTCGCAAATACGTTAATATTAACAGCTTCTGGGTTTTTGAATGACCAAATACCTTCTAAGTAAGCATAGTAATCTGAATTAATACCAGTATCACCATTTGAAAGTGCTCTGTTTGAGAATACACCACTTAAAAGACCATCAGCACCTCTAGTACCGTTAATTGTGTATCTATCAGTGTTAGTTCTTCTAGTTCTGTAAATATCCCATCCATCAAAACCACCATATGGTGCAAATGTGAATTTTCTAGCGTAAACTTTTTCATAGTCAGTTCCAACTACACCAGCTTCAGTTCTAAATTCAGCGTTACCTGTAGCAAACTCAAATACTGGACTATAAGTACCACCTGTAGCATTAATTACAATTTCTACATTATCAATAGTAGCACCAGTAGCTTCGATATCCATATGGAAACCTTTAGTCATACCAGTCCACATTGATAAACTACCTTCTGGAACCCCTTTATAATCAAAGAAGTCTTGGTCAATACCAACAGTTTCAGAAAGTCCTAAATAGAATTTTCTCTTATTTTCAAATGTACCATAAGTTTGCTTATAGTCAATTGTTGGTGATTGTACTGAAGTATTAAAATTAGTTTGGTAATCTCTAATAGGGAACCCTACGAAACCAGCTGGGAAAGCATCACTTGTATCTGATTCTTCTTCCAACTCAACTAATACGTAGTTAGACCTAGACGCAAAATCACCATCAAGTGTACCTATTTTTTTAGCGATGTAATTGTTAGATGTTGGGTCCATTGTACATCTTGTAAATCTTTCAAGTACAACAGGCTTCGCATCTGTATCATCATATGCTCTAATTTCTACATCAAATTCTTTATCATCTAATTTAACGTTCTTAATAGAGATTTTAAATTGTCTGTTAGCTGCGTTACCATCAGAAATAGTCCAAAGTCTGAAAAGTCTAAGGATATTAGAACCTCTTAATTCAGAAACAACCCATGGAGTAACCGCTGGTTGATATTCAGTTAAGTAATCATCAAAATCATTACTATAGTTGATTAAATTATCGATATTAATACCTCTAATTTTTTCAGCATCGTAGTAACTTTCAAACATACCATCAAATAATTCTTCAACGAATAATGCTGTTTTACTATCTTGAGCACCTCTACCAAGTACTCTAGAAATATAATTTTTCTTAGTTTTATCAAATGAAAGTGAATATGAGAATACACCTTGAGTTGTAGAAACACCAGTTAAACCGAAATTACCCTTACCATCAGTTTCAGCAGCAGTAACACTTGGGTTAAACACTACATCTGTGAAACCAGTAAGTTGGAATCTCATTATTTCGTCAGCATCTACTGAACCTCTACTTCTAAGTAATGCTACAATCTTATCCTCAACATCTGAATAACCACTTGCAGAATAGTGAACCGTAACACCAGAAGTAATACCAGTTTGTGAAGCTCCGAAAGTTCCAGCAGAAACTACCTTATGATTAATACTAGCACCACTAAATGTGTTACCGAATTTATCAAATACAGGCCCAAGAAGTGTAGGTGTAGCAGCTGTTGCAGCTGTAGCTAAATATGTTAATTGGTTAGTTAATAAACCATTATCCCATAATGTTTGTACAAATGGGTCAGAAGCAACGACTGTAGTAAGAACTCCACTATCAGCGGTGTATGAAATTAAACTAGCAGATGTAACACCACCAGCACTAGTTCCAGAAGTAGAACCATCTAATGCAGCATCAAGCGTGATACCCCAAGCCAAACCAGCATCGTAACCAGAAAAACCAAGAATCCTAGATACGAATAATTGATTTGACTGAGAAAGATAAGATTTAGCAATGTAAGGTAACTCATACTTTGGTGCACCATTGTCTTTTATTTTTGTTGCGTTAAGTCCACCAAAAAATGATGTGAACTCATCATAGTTAGACACGAAGATTGGTTGGAACGCTGGACCTATCGTAGTCTCACCTACTAGACCAAGAGTTGTTACACCAACTTGACGTGTTACGAAAGTTAAGTCTTTTTCTGAAGTATAAACACCAGGACTTACAAATACCTTATCAGCCATTCTTTACTTATTTTTAAAATTTATTATTTTCAGTTATTTAATAATAAATATGTTCAGAAAAAGCAAAAGAATTTTTATGGAGTATTCTACTCCATATTTAGTATGATTTTTTTCTTACTTTCATCATACTTATATAAAAAAGAGTTTAATTATGGCTATAAATAGAAGTAAAAACCTTAAGATTACCCCTGGTACGCATAAAATATTAAAAAAATATTGCCAGGAAAATGGTCTAAAGATGTTCGCCTTTGTTGAAAAATTAATCAAAGAGGCTTGTAAAAAACCTACAGACTTATATGGTGAATAACTATTTTTTAATAAATTTAGCTTTACCACCCTTAACCATCTTATAAGTTTTATGAGATTTTTCTTTAGCATATTCATAACCTTCTAACCACCACTTAGTCATTATATCTTTATCAAAAACAAGACTATTATTGGTTAGTCTTCTTGGTGTATGATAAATGTTAAGATGTACATCATTAATCTCAGCCTTCAATTTACCAATGAGTACATCATCCTTAGATAATTCAGTATGCATCATATCTATTTCAGTGATTAAACCATGTACAAGATTTCTCATATATTCTATTTCACCCTTTGGAACTTCTTCTCTAAGGATTATAACATCTATTTCAGTCGCACCTCTTTTAATCGCCTCTTGTATTGGAGTTGTTTCTAAAATACCACCATCAATATATTGGTATTCGTTTTTGAATATAGGTGTCATAAATGGATAAGCACTACAAGATGCGTGTGTCCAATCACAAAAATCATTATAACCCCAGTCATTAGAAGATTTATATTCAACTTGTTTAAGTGTTGCATTAACAACGCATACAACCATCTCCTTATTAAGTTCTTCTTTTATTCTTAAATATTCCTTTTGAGATAAGAATTTTTTAATTAAGTTTAATAAGTTACTAGAATCACCAAAAGATATATTACCACTAATTTTTTCTAATTTAAAAAATGGGAATTTATTTGTTTTGGTTAAAACAATTTTAGGTAATAAATTTCTAATCACATTAAACCAATTTAATTCTATCTTAATCTTACCATTATGATTTGTCTTAACTTTAAAAGGGTTTATCTTCCATATATCCTCATTCTTAACAGTTGTGTAACCCTCCTTTAATTTTTCTATATTATAAGAAGCTACTAATAGTTGGACTAAAGTACCTGTTGATGACGCTACGTATAATTCGTAATCCCTACCTTCAACGGTAGTAAGGTAGTCTACAATACCACCAGCAAAAGCCCCCTTACTACCACCTCCACTCACAACTAATGCTCTCATATTATCCTTCTGAATTAGTTATTTCCATATATGATAATGATAAATCAATAGCTGTACCATTACCACACTTAGCTTGTAAGTAGTCATTATTATCTAACACAAATGTACCATCAAGGGCTTGAAATGAAGAAGCCTGTGGTATCGTAATATTGTGTGAAATAGTGTAAGTAGCAGCTGCACTACTATCATACCATTGTAAGTAAAATGAAGTATCAGCGCTAAATGTATTACACGCATGTGCAGTCTTAACTAATAATTTAGTAGTTGATGTAGCACTAAGCGTTGTTGTGTATCCTGTACCTAAATTTGAACCTGTGTTTAAATATTCCATATCTTTTTATTTATAAATATAAAAAATTATTATAAATCATTCAGTTTGTTTAATATTCCATTTTTTAATTCTTCAGTATAATAAACTTTTTGAGAAAATCCATTATTAATAAAGTTACCTTCATTTTTTAACCAATCAAATAAACCATCTTGACCATCTTCACTTAAAGATTTAATACCAAACTCAATGTATTTTTGATTTAGTAATAGTGTATCAACAGCTAAATCACTAGAATCTGTAGGTGATAATCTATAAGAAATAAAAGCTTTAGCGTTTTCCCATCTTAAACTTCTAGTTTCTTTTGATTTTTTAACGAATATATCCCAAAACCCTTCTTGTTCACTATCCGTATAAACCGTATCTCTATCTGATTTTGATACACAAAAGTTTTGTGTAGCATATTCTTTATCTGATTGTGTTAAACCACTAAACCCTGTTGTACCATTTATGAAACCAATAGCACCGTCTCTACAAAATAAATAATCCTTACCTATTTCATCTTGTAACGTAAACCAATGTGTAACATTAGTAATATCTAAGTAATTAGTGTCTAAAACTTCTTTTATCTGATACGTTGGTAAATTAGGGTTATCCCCATAATATTTTCCTATTTTTAAATAACTCATAATTTTTTATTTTAACTTATACTAAATTTATCTTTTAAATATGCTTCTGCTTGTAATTGTTCATCATCAGTAAGTGGTGAATTATAAAAAAGTATTTCAGCCATTTTAGCTCTTATCTGATATGTACTACTATTACCATCACCTAATCTTATACCTTCACTATTTGGGTTAGAAACCGCTACTGAATATGCTGTAGTTGTTTCGGCTACTGCTGATGGACCAAATATTTCACCTTTTATATTTGTCCTATCATAATGTAACTTAAATATATGTGGGTTTGTAAAATCACTCCAACTACCCATATCTACTCTAGTTGATGAACTATTCCAGTTGTTAACAAACCATCTCCAGTTACCACTATAATAATACAACCCCCACCCTTGTGTCCACGATGTACTATTTATAAATCCAGCTAAAAAACTAAATGTACTAGTAAAAGATATAATAGATGTTACAAAATAAACAGTAAATCCATTAGTAGAATCTAATAAAGCATCATCTAAACTTTCTAAGAAATCCGTATTATCAAATTGTAACGAAGGATAACCACCAAATGTTGCGTCTGTAGCATTATATAATGGTGTGTTAAGTGAACCATTACCACTTGCAGTAATCCCATTACCACTTTGGTCAAACCATGTTAAAATATTTGAAGTAGATGGCCTTAATTCAACATCAGCTGCATCATACCATACAGTTGGGTCTGGTGGTGATAAAGGACCACCAGGTGCAAATCTCCCTTGTGTTCTTTCTAAATAATGTTGTTCTCTAGCTACAATACCTTTAGTATCACCACTAGTTGTACCAAATCTTTTATCAGTATCTATAAATCCACTATTCCCTCTAATACTCATTATAAATTATATGTTAATTTTACGTTTGCTATTGTCCAACCTGGATTATCTATAACACTACTATCGGATGCCCAACTAAACATTATTTGTCTTGTACAATTATTATTACACCATAAACCACTTTGTGTTATTTCTGTACCATCGATAGTGATATTTTCATAAACAAATCCACCACTAGCACTATTATTCCTACTAGAAGTACCATCACCAGTAAATTTACCACTATCAGTATTTGGTGATGTATTTGAACTGATTAATCTTTCTCTACTTGTTGTGTCTGTTGTATATTCTACACCCGCTGAAGGTGTAAAACCATTCATATAATTAACATAACCATAATCATAACTACCAGTACCAGTACTTCTTTCGCCAAAACACATCCAATCAAATTCAAGTGTTAAACTAGACACAGTTATATCTGATGGTATCGTAAATTCAAATACCATATGTACATCAGTATTATTAGAATAATCATTAGACACACCACCATCATTAGAAATGAAGGCTGCGTAGGTACTTCCAGAAGGAATTGTTTGTGGTGTACCAGCACTATTTAAACAAGCTGATGATGTATTAACTTCCCATTGACTAGGTTCACTACCATTATATACTGTCCATTTAGATAAATCACCCGTGGCGAAATCATCTTCAAATAAAATATTAGTAATTGGGTTGGGTGGTGCAAAATTACCTCGTCTTCTTTCAAGATAATGTTTTCGCACAGAAATACTACCTGTAGTTCCTGTACTAGCAACTTCACCACGTTTATCTATACCGATATAACCACTATTTCCTTTTATTAAACTTAATCCCATATTACGTTACATTCATATACCAACTAAATATCTTATTTGCATTATTAACTATATCTTTAACTTCAACATTAACAGTATTACTATCGCTAGTAATTGTTATAGTATTACCTGTAGATGTAAGTGATTTAAATTGTAAATCTACACCACTTTTTTGTCCGAATAATCCTATACCACCACCTAAATTAGACGCTGTATTAGCTTCACCACCACCAGCACCACCAGTTGTACCAGTAACCACTTGACCATTTGAATCGAAACCTAAATTACCAACAGGTGTACCACCACCAATTGTACCGATATTAAGTGTACCACTAACATCCAAATTACCATTTGGTAATTCTACATTTTGATTACCATCTATGTTTATAGCTGTTAAAGATGTTCCACCACTATTAGTAGTACTAATGATAATATCAGCATCATGTTCTTCATTTCTAATAAATAAAGCGTCTATATTAGCTGTTGAAACATACCCTAAAAAACCTTTTCGTTCTGTAGGGTCCCAAAACTCAACATAGTTATTGTTTGTTGCTGATGTAGTCTCTAACCTAAGTATTGAACTGTTACCCTTTACATGTAATTCTACTTGTGGCGTTTCTGTACCAATACCAACATAACCTTTTGTACTTCCAGAACCTTGAATATGAATACTAGCGATTGAAGTAAATGGATTACCCCCAGCATATAACCTAATATAATCTTCAGTACCAGTACCAGGTGCACTTATTATATTTACTCCATTAGCTGATGTATTAGAATAAATACTACTATCACCTGGGTTACCATATACAGTAGAGCCAGTCCAATCAAAACCTAGAGTACCCATGGTTAATATGTTGACTCCATCTGATACTAAAAATCTAGAATATTTATCAGTTTGTGGTGTAGAAAGTACAACTTCTGGTCCAAGTGTATCATCTAAATCTAATTTAAAATTTTCTGTGTTTTGTACAACTTCAAGTATATTAGTAGGTGTTGTAGTACCAATACCCATATTACCTGTAGTGGTTAAACCACCGTTTATTGTTTGGTCTGTACTAAAATTATTGTTAGTGTTTGTGTAAGCGTTATTATTTAATTGACTAGCTGTTAAATGGTAATATTCACCAGCAGTGCCACCTTGTAAACCTGTTAAATCATTATGGTCTTGAATATTTGTTGATTGGAATGTTGTAACAAAGGCACTTTGTGTATAACCTGTATTTTGACCAACACCAACAATAATCCTACCTGTAAGGAAAGCGTGTGATGTGATTAGTTCTGGTAATGCTGGTTCTGTTGATAATTCAGCGTCAGCTACACTATCATATTGTGATGTACCATAAACCTCATATAAATGGTCATTAACTTCTTGACCTCTAAAATACCAGTTCACTAAGTATTTACCACCTGTAGCGGTAACTAAATCGGTACCATCATCATAGAATGTATTGTTTATTGTATTACCAGTTGTTGTAGTGACCCAATTACCACCCACATGATAATTCTTAAAGAAGATATCATCTTGTGAATTAACAGCGGCTATAGACTCTCTATTAGAAGCGTTCCACGCAACACCTTCAGTAAGTGTAACAATACCTGTAGACCCACTAAGACCTAATGAAAGACCACTTTCTCTTTTAAATCTTTCGGTTAGTAAAATTCTATCATTTAATTTATTAGGTAAACCAGCTCCAAAATCACCAAAATCAAGTACGTGTATAAAGTTGTTTAACCTATAAATCGTGTATGCTAATATGATACTACTATCATTTATGGTATCGTAATTTGTAAGTACATCCCATGTAGGTGAACCACCGTTATAATCGATAACAACATAGTTAGTATCTTCGTTAGTTAATGAAGGTATACCACTCACTCCAGTAGTTCCACTACTAACAGTATAAACTCTAAGAGGTTCTATGTTTCTTGAATTATCATATAAGGCCACCTTAACTTCTGGTAATTTTATCTGACCTGTACCTGTCGCTGTCCAACCACTAGAACCCTCAATAACACCAGCCGAATAATTTGAACCTCCTTGAACATTAAATGAATTGCCATCATTTCTATTAAATGTGTAAACACCATCTAAATAAGTTGCTCCTGTAACATAGTAATTAGGGTCAACAGGTAAATTATTATATGTTGTTGCGTTTATTGTTCCAGCACTTATTGTACTAGCACTCAATGAACCACTTACAGTGTAATCACCAACTAAATCCTTAGTATAAGACCAATAACCTTGTGAAGAATTATACGATATTAAATCACCTTCTGTTTCACCAGTTGTTTGAACATTATGTAAATCACTTAAATTTCTACTTAAATCTGGTCTAACAAATAAAGAACCATTCGATGCGGCATTAATAACAATAGCCATTTGAATCTTTAAGTTAGGTTCAGTCGGTTCAACACTAGTTAAACCACCATGTATTGTTGGGTGAACGTAAAGAATTGTACCTCCAGACCATGTTTCACTATAATCAGACCCAGTTGTATCAACACCCTTAATTAAACCAAATTCATACACATAACCATCTTCACCATCAAGTATATCTTCACCAGCTATACCAAGTGTAAAATAAAATGGTATTGAACCGTCAGCTACCATATACTCACCTAATAATCTACCACTATTACCTAATGTACCAGCCGCTCTAACTACTTTACCTTTTTCAATCGTAGTACCACTTTGGTTTTTAATATAATAAAGGTTATCTAAACCAACCTTTAAGTGTGTTGTGTTACCTTCTAAATCAACGTCTAGTGTACCAAAATCAGAGTCCCAATGAAGTCTACCTTCTTGTTGTGTTGGTGTGTAAGTTGTGTTAAAATCTATATAGTCTAATTGACTAATTGTTGATGCTGTAACAACATTTAAAATAGTGAATCTTTCACTAGTGAATGTATCAGTGATGGTAAGGTTTTCCATTGTGTCAGCTGTAACACTTAAATCACCTAATCCACCATTTCTTGAAAGTGTGAATACATTTGCATCGTTATATGTAAATCCAGTAACATAATAGTTTGTATTATCTATAAATTGTGATAAATCAACTGTAACATCACTTAACCCACCACTACGTGATAATTCTAAAATATTACCATTCATTGTGGCACCTGTAACAAATCTATCAGTATTATCAAAATAAGATGAGGTGTCTATTGTTATGTCACTTAGACCACCATTACGGTATAAAATTAAATCAGTACCACTTACTGTACCACCTGTAACATAAAAATTATCACCACCACCAGATGTAAAACCTGTAACGATAACACTATTACCATCATTTCTATCTAGTGTTAAAGAACCAGAACCATATGTTCCACCAGTCACATAAAAGTTATCAGTTACTATACCAGTTAAATTAGAACCATCACCATAAAATGTAGTTGCTGTTAAACTTCCGTTTACTATAGAATTATCTTTAGAGATAAATCCGTGTTTAATATTAAATTCATTACCCATATACACTCTTCTTTTCCACTATCCAAGAAGGACTTGTTATTTTATATTAATAAATATGTTAATTTATTTTATGTGAAACTATTTTTTAATTTGGATATTGTTTTCCACTCCCTAAGTTATATAATTCTGTTACTTCTGTTGATGTTAATTCTCTATTCCAAATACCAATTTCATCAATTATACCATTAAAAAATCCACCAAATGTCGTATTAGTTCCTATATATTGGTTTCCAAAATCTGAAGATGTACCAGCATCAAAAATACCAGTACCATCATTACTACCATTAACATAAAAAGTTACGTTTGAATTAACACCATCATAAGGAGTGTGAACTGCTACTAAATGGTACCACGTTGAAGTGGATAAAGTTGTATTACCAAAAGTTGAGTCACCACTACCATTTCCACCAATTAAAGCCAATTTACGACTAACCCCATCAGACCATATCGATAAATTCGCTCCACCACTGGTGGTGTTTGCGTTAGTTATTAACATTCTATTTCTAATTTGGTTAGCATTAATCCAACAACTAAAAGTAAAAGATTGTGTGTTATCAAAAGTCTGTCTTGAACCAACGCTCACATAATCATTAACCCCATCAAATGAAAAACCTTGATTAATCTTTCCTGTTCCGTAAGTAGTACCATTAACAAGTGTACCGTTATAGTTACCCAAAGCATCATTTGGCGTATTATCGGCTGTGTAGTAAGTTAATAAATCATCCCAAAGTGGGTTTGACGGGTTTACATAAAATCTTGGTCCAACAACAACTCCCATATTATAATATCTCATTTATTGGTGTCCATTCATCACCACTTAAAATTGTTTTAATTTCAGTGTATGTGTACGGACCTTCTTTTGTTGTTAAGTTATTTACTGACGATGGTATTGATTCACCTTCCCATTTAACAAATGTTTTAGTTCCATCGACTGAACATCTAACTGTATCTTGTGATGTTTCTAATACTTGAGTAAAATCAACTGTACCTAACTCGGATATGTTGAAAATCATAAATTGTCTTGTTTCGTAATTTACCATAATTATATTTTCATTACTTATTTATAATCCAAATCTTGTTTTTAATGCGTTATAGTTTTGAAGTACTTCATTATCTGTAAGTGTTTTATGATAGTATCTAACAATAGGAATTTTACCATCCCATGCATAAGTTCCAGGAGCTCCAGTATATGTACCAATACCTAAGTAAGCCTCATTTTGAGCAATATTACCTATTACATTTCTTGTATTTTCTAATACACCATTTAAGTATATTCTCATTGTTGTACCATCATAAGTACCAACTAAATGATACCAAGTATTCGGTAATGGTGTGGTTGTTGTGCTTACTGCTTTCCAACCACTTATCGCATAATAAATACTTAATTTACCTGGTGTGTAACCATTTGTCCATGTTGGGTTATACGCTGCTCCATAACAATTAAATCTATGTGATATTATATCATTATTATTTAATGAATTACTATTTACCCAAAATTCCATAGATGTATTATTGGGTAAATCTAAAAAATTTGTATTTGGTGTGTACACATAATCATTAATACCATCAAATGACATAATACCACCATTATCTGTTAAATATGTAACACCATTTGTTAATGTACCATTATTACCATTACCAGTTAAATCGAACCAATCAGTTCCAGTTCCTGGGTATGATGATGTATTCCCAGCGTCCAAATGTAATACCAACCCATCTGTTATTATGTTAGGTGATAATTCACGTCTCTTACCTATAACCGTTAAACCACCCTGTACTATTACTGACATATTATATACTCCTTATTATTGTTTTAACAGTCCAACCATTCGTTGTACTTGTTGTGTTTATTGAAGTTGTGTTACCACTAGTAGACATTGAAAGTGATATTGAACTGGTATTACCAATATCGTTTGTTGATGTTTCTGTGTATTGGATAGTATTACCACTAAATACACCCATCATATTACCACTTCTTGCCCCTAATGTACCCATCAATGTGTAGTCAACAAAAACACCATCATAATTAGTTGAATCAAAACTATATACCATTGTTGACCCAGAATTTACAGTAACACCTGTAGTAGCGTATAATGATGGTGCGTTATAACTACCCATCACAATTCTTGTGTCTGAATTAACCTCAAAAATCGTATTCGCTGTTGAATCATTTATTTGGTATATAGTACCATCACTAGTATCAGTAACACTGAATAACTCACCCGTGGAACCAGTTATTAATAATATAGGTTCGGTATCACCAGAACCAATAATTGTTAATGTATTTTGACCACTATTTGTTAATATTGTCTGGCCATTAATGTTTACATCACCATTAACTGTCCCACCTGTTAATGGTAAATAATCACCATCTAAAAACCCTGTTACAATGACATTACCACCATCATTTCTATCTAGTGTTAAAGAACCAGAACCATATGTACCACCTGTAACGTAAAAATTATCTGTTGATATACCAGAAAGGTTTGAACCATCACCATAGTAAGTAATACCAGATAAAACTGATATTGTTGAAGTTAAATTAGTACCATCATTTCTACGTATAGTGAATGTATTTACATCATCATATGTGAAACCAGTAACGTAAGTGTTAGTGTCTACTGGTACTGATACATCAACTTTAATTATATCATTAACAGTTGTTATGTTAGTATTACTACCACCACTAAGTGTTCTAAAATATAAATCAGTCCCAGATTTACCACTAAATATTTCATTAGCCCCACCACTATTAACACCATTTTCAATCTTAGTGTCTAATTGTGTTTGTACACTACCACTATAAGTATTAAATATTGATACATCTAATTTATTATCTAACTCTGATTGTAAATTAATAACTTCTGATATTGTATGTGTATGAGCAGTAGATATTAAATTACTAAATGAAGTCTGGTGAGGGTTATTTGTGTTACCAGTATGGTTATTGAAAATAGTAGTTTCTACCTTACCATCTAATTGTGTTTGTACATTACCACTATAACTATTAAAATCAGTTATCTCACTAAGAGTGTGTGTATGTGCTGTACTACCTAAATCACTAAGATTTATACTACCCTTTGTAAAGTGAATTGACGTATCACCAGTGTGTGTTACAAAATCAATATTATTAGTTTTACCACTTAATACTGGTGATAAGTTAACACTATATAAATTACTTCCTTGAATATTGTTATTAAACTCAATAGTTTCACCATTAAGATTAGCAGCAGTTGTGTAACTATCAGTCATACCAGTTGTGAATCCACTAACTTGGAATGTACCACCACTACTATTAGTATATGTGACAACACCTGTTAACACATCATAAACCCCACTAACAACATAAACATCTGATGCTAAAACAGATAAATCGGTATTAAATGTTGTACCATCATTTCTTGTTGTTGATAAAATATATGTTGAGTTACTAAAAGTTTGACCAGTAACAAATGTATCATTAACATCTATTGTGGATAAATCTAATGTATATGTTGTACCATCATTTTTTGTAAATGTAGCTAACGTAGTCCCATTATCGTATGTAGCACCTGTCGTAAATGTATCAGTAATTCCTGTTATATTAACAAAATTACCATCATTTCTTAAAAGTGATAATGTATCGGTAGAATCATTATAAACCCCATCAATAACATAAGTGTTAGCACTCACCGAACTAACCAATGAAGTTAAATCAACATCAAATGTGGTATCAACAGAGTTACCAACAAAGTTTATTTCTTTTGTACCACCATTGTAAGTACCACCACTAACAAACTTATCTTGGTCTGTTGGGAACGTTACTTCTAAATTAACTGAACTAGAATTAGAAGATATGTTTACTGTACCACCTGTAGATGTTATTCCTTTAAACTCTAAATCTAAACCATTCTTTTGAGCAAATATCCCTTCAGATGAAAGGTTAGTTGCCCCACTTATTTTAGTATTTAGTTCGGTTTGTACGTTACCACTATAAGTGTTAAATGTTGGTACATCTAATTTATTATCTAATTCAGTCTGTAAATTAATCACATCAGATATTGTATGGGTATGACCAGTACTTGTTAAATTACTGAATGAAGTCTGGTGAGGGTTGTTTGTATCACCAGTATGTGAATTAAATAATGTTAAGTCAGTCTTATTATTTAATTGTGTTTGTACGCTACCACTATAAGTGTTGAAATCAGTTATCTCACTTAAAGTATGGGTATGAGCAGTTGAACCTAATTCTGATAATTGAATTGAACCTTTAGTGTAATGAATACTAGTATCACCAGTGTGTGTTACAAAATCAATATTGTTAGTTTTACCACTTAATAATGGGGTTAAATTAACACTGTATAAATTACTTCCTTGAATATTGTTATTAAACTCAATAGTTTCACCGTTAAGATTTGCTGAATTTGTATAACTATCAGTCATACCAGTTGTGAATCCACTAACTTGGAATGTACCACCACTATTATTTGTATATGTTACAATACCAGTAGAAGCGTTGTAAACACCACTTAACACGTAAATATCACTAGCTAAGATTGATAAATCAGTATTAATAACAAAACCATCATTTCTTTTAGTCGATAAAATATATGTGGAATTATTAAATGTTTGTCCAGTAACAAAAGTATTACCACTTACGGTGTTGATTAAAGATGATAAGTCAACATTAAAAGTAGTATCAACTGAGTTACCAACAAAGTCTATTTCTTGAGTTCCTATATTATAACTACCACCACTAACAAATTTATCAAAAGTAGTACCAGAATTAGTTGTATCAATATTAAGTACCCAATTATTAATACCATTTTTATTAATATACAACAAACCAGATGATATATCTGTAAATTCACTACCTTTTGGAGCGATATGGTTTGGAATACCAGTACCTGTTTGCTTTAAAATATTACCTATGGTTATTGTCGTTATAAGTGTTGCCATTTTCTTCTTTTTATAATAAATATTCTACCTTTATATAATCTCCCATTTTGATACCCAATTATATGTTTTACCACTTTCACCAGTAACTAATATTAATAAATTACCAGATGAACTACTATAAACAATGTTAGTTGGTGTTAACCCACTTGATTGTGAATCAAAATCAGCTCTTTCACGAATAATATCAATTGAACTACCATTCTTATTAATTGCAATGGTTCTTTTCCAGAACCCATAATTATTAAAACTATTATGACATGTTACATAATTTTCTATAAATGTAGTTGTATTATCTTCTATATTACTTAATGTAGATATAATATTACTAGAATCGTCAGTAGTCGTTAACGTATCAGTTGACCTAATATTTACACCAGAAAGGTTTGAACCATCACCATAATAAGTAACACCAGATAAAACTGATATTGTTGAAGTTAAGTCACTTAAACCTCTATTCCTAGAAATAGTAAATGTATTTATATTATTATATGTAAATCCAGTGATAAAGGTGTCATTAAGGTCTAAACTATTTAAATCAATTGTGAATGCTGATAAGCTATCATTCCTGTTAAATGTTATTAAACCAGTATTATTATTATACGTACCACCAGTAACATAATAATTAGTTAAACCTGTAATAATAACATTAGCACCATCATTCCTACTAAGTGTTATTGAATCCGAAATATTACTAAATGTACCACCAGTTATAAATGTATCATTAGTATTGATTATATCAAGTATATTTGTACCACCAGATAAATAAGTGGTAGCTTCAATAGTGTTAGCTGTAAATGAATTAATACCATTAACGTTACTATTGAAAGTAACAAGACCTGTACCCATTTGTATTGTAGTATCCCCACTACAACTTTTAACTAAATTAGTATAAAGTGTAGTACAAGCACTCAATGTGGGTGAACCACCAGTAATCGATAATGGTTCTATAATGAATGTCTTGTTTACATTTGGTGAATTCGAATTACAGCTCATTTTAAATTATATTTCCTATTAATGTAAATTTACCAGTAGTACCCCACGGTCTAGTTATTTTAATATATATTGAGTCATTAGCACTAACTACGAATGGTGTTGTTATTTCTAAACCATTAAACCTTTCAATACCATTAACCTTTATTAGTATATTTGTGATATTTTCCACATTAAGTATATTTGTGAAGCTAATATCATATTCAGAAATAAAAGAAAAGTCTGATTCAGACCTAGGTTTAAATATTACGTTATAATTAACTTTACCATCAGCGTCATTAACACTAACAGACATTCTTGGTTTACCAGGTCTATCATCTAATTCAGTCATCAACAACGCTCTATTAATCGCTGGTATTACCTCAAATTGGTCTTCATCAAGAATATAACCTTGTAACTTTATTTCAAAAGGTTGAACATAAAATCTTCTATTTTCAAAATCATCTATATTACTCTCATCACCAATACTCTCTAATAAAAGAGGCATTGGATGACCATTTACCCTTATATAATACTGTATAGAATTAAAAGCTTGTTGTATCTTAATGTTAAACTTATTTAAATCCCTCATCTTATTTGTGAAAAGTCTAACTTCATATGTGATATCTACTGAAGTTGGTTGTGGAATCTTATAAACATCAATACCAGTCCTACCACCCTCATATGTTGGTACTTTCATATATGTATACGTCTTTCTACCTGGAATATTAAATAAACCAGCTTGGTTTTGACCAACTTGTGGGTTTGGTTGTCTTACAATTGTGATAAACGGCATCTTAACATTCTTAAATTTATCAGAATGTTGCCAAGTCTTAGAAAATTCAGACCATCTTTGTAGTGTAAGAAATAAAACAGGAACTTTTTCACCATCAACGACTAATTCAATGTCCTTATCAACAAAATCAATAAAAGACTTATCCATATCTTCATACATAACACCTCTAGGTAGGAACGTACCCTTTCTATCGATGTCATCAAGAATTTCTTGCCTTCTCTCGAATCCAACGCTATCTTTTGTTATCTTTATATTTTTTCTAAATCCTTTAGGTAATGCCATAATAATTAATTTTAAAGTCCACGGAACTCACTCTCATCTACTGGTGCACAAAGAACTGTTCTAAACGCCCCCTTATATCCCATGATAGTATGTTTATTGTCATAATTCTTAAGACCATCATTTACAACTGAGAAATATCTAACCTCAGTCTCACTAACTGGGTAACCTATATAATCACCATAACTTAACTCAATATCTAATTCAGCTAATTGAGCATCATAGATACCAAATGTTAATTGACCATCTTGTAAATATCTAAGAGAACCAGAACCACTATTATAAGCCTTATTTTCTGCTTCATTAAGTATAGGTATAACCCTTAACTCGACTGGTGGGAAAAATCTAATTCCATCCTTTACAGCTTCATTATAAAGGTCATCTGATTCAGTCATTTCCCTATCAACTCTATAAAGGATTACAACGAAATTACCATCACCTTCAATGGCTTCTCTACCCATATCAATCTCAAGGTTAAAGTCCTCATTTGAAAAGAACTTATTATTTCTATTTATTGGTATTCTTCTTGGTGTTGCCATAGTCTTTTAAGATAAATATTTAGAAATAACTAATAATTGTTAAACTATTGATTTTTTATTTTAAATTACGTATAATTAATAATATTATTATGATAAATTTAGACGACATAAAGGGTAGAGGTGCTATTCAATTACTTGAAGAGTATGAGGGTAAAAATCCATATATAAAAAAACTTCAATTACAATTGAAAAATAATAAAAAGTTAGCACTAACAACAAACCAAACAAAATATATCATAGGGTTTCATGATAAAGAACCTATTCTTATAAATAAGGTTGTAGGTATAACTGAATTTTTAGGTGAAACTCTTAAAAAGAGTGAAGGCCTTTCTTTTACACCAGAACGAATACTTGTAGAGTATATGCTCGCTGAAAGTGATAAATCTTATCATGTGTACGGTAAACTTAAAAGAAATCAAAAGAAATCTGGAATGTACTTCCTACCAAAAACACAAGTATTAGACGACCCATATTATGAAGAGATTGATATAGATGTAGATTTTGAAAAATATAGGGAACTAGACCAATTTGTACTTAAAGATGGTACAGTTGGTAGAACACCGTATGAACATCAAAAGGAAGGTATCAAGTTTTTACTTACTCATGATGGTTGTCTTCTAGCTGACGACATGGGTTTAGGTAAAACCTATCAATCAATTATAGCTGCATTGGAGTCTGGAGCTGAAAAGATACTGATTGTTTGTCCTTCAGCTGTTAAAATCAATTGGGAACGTGAGATACACTACTTCCAATGTTATGATACCTCTATCATTGAAGGTAAGAAATGGAATAGTGCTAAGTTTACAATTATTAACTATGATATTCTTAAAAACTTTCACACTATACCAGGTGTTACCGATAAGGATTTAAAAGAAGAGGATATTTGTTTTGATTCTCAAATACTACTTCAACAACAATTTGATTTAGTTATAATTGATGAAGCACATAAGTTAAAGGACCCTAAGAGTATTCGTGGTGCTATTATGAAAGACCTTTGTGTGAAGTATGGTATTGAAAAAGTATGGCTTTTATCTGGTACACCAGTAGCTAATAGACCTATGGATTATTATAACCTTCTTAAGCTTATTAAGGCCCCTATAGCTGATAACTATAAATTTTATATGCAAAGGTATTGTGGTGGTAAACAAATCACTACAAAGCATAAAAACGCTAAGGGAAATCCTAAAAAGGTATGGATTGCTAAGGATGCCAGTAATCTAGAAGAATTAGCTATTAAAACCAAACACTTATATCTTAGAAGACTTAAAACTGAGATTGGTGATATGCCAGAAAAAACTATTGTTCCTACATACCACAAGTTGAATAAACGACAATTAAAGGGTTATGAAGATTGTTGGGAAGAATACTTAGATGAAAGACAAAGAAATAAGAAAAAGGGTACACCAGACAAAGCTTTGGTTGAATTAGGTCTTCTTAGGAAATATGTTGCTATGGAAATGATTCCAGAAACCATTGAATTAGCTGAAAATATAATTGAAGAAGGTCATAAGGTAATTATCTTTTGTAACTTTACTGATGAGTTATTAGAGTTAGAAAAACACTTCAAAAATAAATGCGTTATACACTATGGTCAAATGAGTGATAATGATAAGCAACGAAGTATCGATAGATTCCAACAAAATGATAATGTCCAAGTATTTATTGGTAACATTATATCAGCTGGTGTTGGTATTACACTTACAGAGGCTACACATGTTATATTTAATTCATTTGATTGGGTTCCTGGTAATAATGAACAAGCTGAAGATAGAGCCTACAGATTAGGGCAAACGAATAATGTTACAGTATATTATCAATTATTTGAAGATACAATATCTGTAGCAATGTGGAATACACTTCAAAGGAAACAAGAAGTCATCGACATAATTATGGGTGAAAAACAAATTGATGAAGAAGCTGCAATAGAAATAATGTTACAAGAAATAATAGATGAATATGAATAGAGTAAGACTTTATGGTTTTGATGGTTGTCCATACTGTCAAGAATTAAAACAGTTATTAACAACTAATAATGTATACTTCGACTATATTGATATAGAGAATGAGAAATATGAAGAAGAAGTGAAAAAAATAATGGAAATTGGTAAAACTGATAGTGTTCCAATTGTTTTGGTTAATAAGGTTATATTATCACCAGAAGTTAGTTTTAATAGTATAGAAGAAGCTTTTAAATTAATTAAAAAATTCTTAAGTGAAGGAAAATAAAAAGATTACCTTTTTTCATGATATTTATTAATAAATAGATATTATGGCTGTTAGTAACGAAGACAAACAAAGAATTTTTGAGCAATTTCGTGTATCAATGGGTGCTCCGCTTCGTCAGATTGAATTAACTGATGATATGCTTTGCGTATTATTAGATATTGCAACTGAGGATTACGCACAATACGTACAAGAATGGCTTATAGAACATCAATGGCAATCACTACTTGGTAGAAATATTGATACAACAGATATGGCTTTCGCATTAAGTGTTAGAGACTTTGATTTTATGACTCAATATACTTACGCTTATTCTAAGCAAGTAGGTCTCCAAGCTAGAGGTCCATGGGAATTAAAGAAAGATTATGTGACACTTGAATCTGGTAGACAAGTATATGAAATACCAGCTGGTAGAGAAGTTAACGAAGTTCTTTGGATTACACCTCCTACAACACAAGCAGCCTTATTCGCAAACTATGCTGGTCTTGATTACGGATTCGCTGGTGGGTTTGGTCAATTAGGTGGTGTTGGTGCTGGTTCTAATGGATATGGATTCGGTGGTTATGGTGGTTACTACATTGCACCAGCTTATGATATATTACTTACAGCTGGTGATATGAATTTAAAAAATAGACTTCTTAGAAGTGAATTAGTATATAAACTTACTGCTGGACCAAATGGTACAAGACTTTTACACTTATTATCAACACCAGGTTCTAAATTCACATTTGGTCATGGTATAGGTGGACCTAATAGTTCTGTAAACCTTACTGGGTGTCAAGTATGGTATTTCTATTATGATGTTGACCAAGGAGATGCTGATGCTTGTAGACTTGAAAATCCAGATATAATTAAATTACCTAATGAAGTACCTTTAGCTAAGTTAGATTTTTCTAAATTTAATGAACCAACAAAAGTATTAGTTAGAAATTTATTTGTTGCTGAAGCTAAGAGAGCTTTAGGTAGAACTAGAGGTAAATTTGGTGGTATTGTTGGACCTCCAGAAGCTGAAAGAACTATGGATTATGAATCTCTTTTATCAGAAGGTAATGAGGAAAGGAAAGCAATACTTGAAAGACTTGATGCTAGACTTGAAAGACTTTCTACAACAAAACAAATAGAAAGAGCTGCTAATGAATCTGAAAATTTAAATAAACATTTGAAATACAGGCCTTTAGGGTTTTTTGTTAAATAAAAAAAAGGGTCGTTAAGACCCTTTTTTATTTTTATTTATTTTTAAACTTAATTATTAAGTCTTCTGGTTTTTGATTCTTAGCCTTTTCTAAATTATCTTGATAAGCTTTCTCAAATTGATAAGCCTCAATTAATGAGAGACTACCAGTTTTGTTATAATCCCAGTCTTTTCTAATCCATGAACCATCATACCCCATTTCCCAGTAATTTTCTTCTAAGAATTTAATCATTTCGTATTCTAATTCACCCCTATTTTGAGCTATGGTTTCTGGGTCATCTGAATTTTCTTCGACTTCTTTATAGTCAAGCCATTGTTGATATCTATCATCTACATCATCACCTATTGATTGATAAAAAACCATTCTTTGTTTAGCTTCTTCTTCATACTTAAATAGTATATTCATTTCAGCTAACTCAACTCCCCATACATTGGATATGAAGATGTATCTATCATCATCAGTCTTTTTAAATTCACAGAAAGAAAGAATTTCTTTTGGTAATTCATTAGACTCTTTAATCTTTCTATAATCATCAACTTCAAGTCTTCTACATATGAAGTCCAAGTATGCTTTTTCTTCTTTAATACCTTCAATTCTCTCGATACGTTTTCTTTCGTGATAATCAGCTCTAATAGTATTCCATTCTTCTTGTTCCATGAAGTTAGGTAACTTATCAACCGAATCCCAAAATCTAATTTCTTCATCAGTTATAGTCATAAGTGCTTCATAAGAATCTTGGTCACCTTCTTCAAATGGTTTACCAGCAACTAATTCACATTCTTTTCTAGTAAATACACTTCTTTCTTCTAATTTCATAACCTTAGTTTTCTTATCTTTCTTTAAATCGATAATAATGTTACTTCTAATCTCTGGGTCGAAACATACGAGAAGTGGCTTTATACGCTTGTTAAATGCGTCTAAATACTTAGCAACGTTATACTCATCAGTAGTATAATCTGGATTATTTTCAATCTCTTCAATTGGGATTAATTTACAATTAAATTGAATTTCCTCAACTTGCTTTGTCTCTTTATTCTTTATTGCTTTAACATCAGCATGACTCTTAGCTGTACCAGTATTTACATAATAGATTACATCACCTAAATTAACGTTTAGGTCTGCCTTAAGGATTAATTCCATATGTGCTTGTCTTGATTTATAAGAACCAGCACTAGTCTTTTCTCTACAATAAACGTTTTTGTAATTATCTGGTGACATCTTAACTTTTCCCTTACTAGCAATCTTAGCAACTGGGATTTGATAATTATAAATCTTATCTACGTATTCGTAATACCATTCGATAAATTCATAACCCTTACCATCTAAAAGAAGTCTAATACCCTTATCTAAGAACTCCTCAATATAAACTGGCATCTTCTTAGACTTAACAGAATTACCTACTAATTTAACTTTACCATCAATTAAGTTACCATAATTCTTTCTAGCAAAGTTAATTGTAGATTCACAAACATCATCAATATCAAGACCCATTCTACCTTCCATATAAGTCTCATTGAAGTCAGCTAACACAGCTTCAAGACCTATTAATTCAGTACCAGCTTCATATTTAGATGTTTTCCAGTGATTAGCTTTAACTGTATAAGTTATTGTATCTATATGGTCTGGAATAGCAAAGTTGAAACCATCGGTATCACCTACTAATGGTCTAAAACCATGTGTTTCTGTAAAGTGACGTACCATGAGTCTAAGAGATTGTCTACCTCTACATGTCGTTTCTTCTGCACAATCAGTATCACCCCAGTTAAAGATATATGGGGCTCCATACGCACCAAAGAATGAGTTAGCAAGAATTTTAAGAGGTAATTGCTTCTTATCGTAATCAGACGATAACTTTTTATGTTCTGCAATCATTCTTTCAGCATTACCAATTCTTTCTGGTGTAAGTGTTTCTCTATTTTCATCTAATAAACCTTGAAGTCTAGCAGCTTCTTTTTTCTCATCACCAGTCTTAAATTTAAATTCATCCCTCTTATCCACAACATACGTTAAAAGACCTTCCATAACGCCAGATATATCTAACGATGGGAATATACCCCATGTAAGTTGAGTTTTTGGATATAAGGCTGCGAAATCGAGCTTTACAACGTTCTTAGCGTAACCTACCTCCACAAGTCTTGAAAGACCACCAACGAAATTTCTCTTTTCTTCTAAATCTGGGATACCAAGACCCTTTTCATATGACCATGAAGCCATAATTAGTTTCCATTGACCAGCAGTACCCATTGTAGATGAACGCATGTAAGATGTTGGTAATAACTTAGCTATTAAGTAAGCCGCTTGATTATAGATAGCATCTACTTGGTCTGTTTCCCAAAGGTCATCTAAAAGATATCTTTGAACAATATAATTACCCTTAACGATTTGATAACCCTCTTTTAATGGACGTTTTTCACTTATCTTATACCAATCACCATCTTCATCATTAAAAGCGAAATCAGACTTATCTACCCACGTTTTATGTAGAATATCACCAGGAACATAAACCCTATTCTTTTTAGCCACACCAGAATATTGTGTAATATACTTAAGTGACCAAGATTTAATATTAGAGTTGATTGCTTGAGCTCTACGTACTGAATGTGATATGTCAAGTATATTATGACCCCACATCATAGTTTGTTGATAGTGCTCAGATTCACCCCCTAATTTAAGCATGGAATCCTTCCATTTAATTTTTTGTTTAGGGTTAAGTGTTTTTGCTATATCTTCAATATTAATACCAAGTCTTTCACATCTCCTTTTAAAATAAGGCCAATCAAAGTTTTCTGAGTTATACGCTGTAATAATATCTGGTTTAAGTATATCGATAACATCAAAAAATGCTATAATATTAGCTCTTTCAGAATCCCTTCTTTGCTTAAGGATAATATTCCTATCCTCTTGTGGTAATACATCAATTTTATCATCAATACCTAGAACACCCTTATCTCTAAGATTCATTTCATGTTGGCTAATAGTTTCAAAGATATCTTCATAACCCTTATTATCTCTAATCCCAATTTGGAATATAGCATCTACTGAAGGGTCTAACCCCTCAGTCTCAAGGTCAAATTGTAGTCTATGAACATCATTATAATCATCCATACCCTTAAAAAGTCTTTTACCAGTTTGAATAAGGAATTGTTCAGCTGGTGAAAATGCTACAAATAATTTTTTAAACTGTTGATTGAAGATATCAACACCACCCTCACGAAAGAAATTAATTAGATTTGAGTAACTACCCTTACATTGTGCTAAAAACTTGTAACCATTATCAAGTCTTTCTGGTACATTACCTTCATCATCTGAAACCTTAAGAGCTTTTATCTTAACCTTCCATTTATTCATAGCAGATTTAATATCACCTCTTTTACCACCATACATAATATTAGCAACATCATGTTTAAGCCAAACAAACGGTTGGAATGTGTGTTGTTCAATCCTTTTACCTGTATCTGGGTCATTAATAATTAGTGAAACAAAATCTTCATGGTAAGAAGCTTCAATACCAACAATATATTTTTGTGGGTCTCTACCTTCTAAGAATTGTTCAATTTCTTCAAAAGAAACTTTTTGTTTTTCCATAATACTTTTTTTTACAAAGTAACTACAAAAAAAGGTCGGAATCAAGTTACCGACCAATTTATTTTCTTTAAGCAATTTGCAAATTGCTTAACAAATTAACTATTTTTAATTTTAAAAAGCAAGTTTTTAGTTATTTTTTTATTGAACCATCTAATACATGAACATATAATTCCTCTCTAATTGGTACAATAAGTGTCCCAGAACCATCATTAAATTCTATAATGAAGTGTGCGACATAAGTTCCAGGTTTATTAGTATCTTTAGATGTGAATTGATATGCAAGGTAGTATTCTTCGTCATTACAACCATTATATTCAGTCTTAAGGATACATGTACCAGGTTTTTTACCTATTTTCTTAATACCAGTAACTATATCTGTCATACAGAAATAAATGTCACTATTTTGTAATTTATCGTGAAATTCTTTATAATTGTATCTACCATCCTTAATTAATTCCATTTTAAGAATCGGAAGTGTTGCTCCTTTGTTAATGTGAAAATCCATATACTATCTTTTATTAATAAATATCTTAATAATAATTTAAATTATACTATACCGTATTTAGCTTTTAAATAGGTTTCTGTAATTGTTTGTGCTGAAGGTGCTATTAGTCCATTATAAAATAGTACCTCACCAACATCTTTTGTAATAAAAAATATTATATAAATATCACGAGTAGTTATTAAATAATTTTTATTAGTGGCTAAATCTTATAACTGGTCTAGCAAATGTTCTAGCATCAACTGTTGTTGGGAATGACCCAGAGTTAGATGCGTATGCTGTATAATATTTACTTTCTGTGTTATAAACAAAATCTACATTATCAAACGCTGAACCAAATCCATCTCTATTTTCAATTATAACTATTAAGTTATCAACACCGTTGTAACAGAAATTAGTATCAAAAGTTAAACCTTTCCATAAAGCTCCATTTACAGTATATGTACCATCATAAACTGTAGTTAAATCTGTAATTGTTAATTCAGATAACCCTATAGTTGGTGACGCATCATGACGGTCTTCAACAACATGACCAATTTTAATAGTTTGGTTTTGGAATATAGATGTATCCGAACCAATAGATATATAATACTCTAAACCAGTTATTTGTCTAGGAGAACCAATTTCTGAAGACTCATATATGGTAGCACTCCATGAAAAATCTTGTAAACCATTTATTGGTGCTAAGAATGAATCGGTACCACTAAACTCATTACCTATTGTTGTTGTACCACCATCTGTTGGTGTATCACAACCAGCTACATATTCACTTAATAGGTAATTCTGAACACTAGTTATCCCAGAATTACTAAGTGGTCCGTTGTATAATACAAAGCTACCAAAATCAAGCGGTGATATTTGCGTACCTGTATAATTACCAGCAATAGTTAATGGGAATCCACCAGCTGGTGTATCCATACCATCACCAGCGGTACTAGTACCAACTTTAGTGGTACCAGTCCATATATCAATAGTGTTACCACTTAACCTAATAGTTACTAAATTACAAGATGAATAATCATAAGGTATTTCTAATTCATGATATCCACTAGGTGAGATTGTATCATCATCATATACAAACCTTAAATAATCAACACCTAAATCAGTCTGATAATCAACAGTCCAACCATCTGATTGACCACCATTTATAAAATCATCACTACTTTGGACTATCACATCAGCAGAAGTAAAAGTGTCATTAGATTTAAAATACAAAAATATGGTCAATTCTGTGAGTGAATTAAATGAACTATCATTGGCTATAGCCATATAATCTCCTTGATTATCATTAAATGAAATAATGTTCTTATTATTAAAACATGTACCACCTGTGATATAAGTCGGTCTATCACCAGCAACAGATTGAATTGCGTGATTATCGTAGGTTGTTCTATCATCCCACAAATAAACATCATCACCAGTTGTTGCACTAGTTATACCATTATCTATGAATACTGTTGAACCAGAACAATTATCATCAGAATTTAACCACACAACTGCGTCATAACCATCAACAGTTAAATAACTACTAAGTGAACAACCAGAAGTTATTGGTGCGTTATAAAAACCTCTTCTATATACAAATGGTGTAAAAAATCCCATATCTTATTGAAAATCTTTAGCTATTAGACCATACAAACTTGTACCGTCACAAATAAACGTTATTATATCAACTGAACCATTAGCTATTGTAAGTGTTGGTGCTGAACCAGCTTCCCACTTATATGTTGAATCCCATGTTATTGTATTTGAACCACCGTTTGATTGTTTAACTATCATGGTATATATAGCACCAGATTTCATGGTTGTAGTACCACCAGACACATTAGTATTACCACTAAGTGTAAGTATTTGTACGTTTGAATTATCCCAATCTGGCACAAAAGAAGTCCCACCTGTTAAATTATCATGTATTGGTGTATAAGCTTGTCCAGTTACTTCTAAATTAGGTACATAAACAGTGTCTTCTGTTGTTCCAGTAACATCTTTACAACCAATAATATGTACATTGGATAAATCATCAATCGTATTACCACTACCACCTATGATTGATGATATAATAGGTGTATTCCCAGGAACAAATCCACTAATAGTGTTTGAATGTCCACCACCGATGAATGAACCATCATTAAGACCAACAACTAAGTCAATACTATTATCTTTACCACCAGCAATAACACTATTCATTGGACCACCTTCTGCTTCCATATAATTGTTAGCACCACCTATAATAGCACACCTCTCAACCCCATTATCCATCCTGTTACCAATACCACCTATAATGGAGTTACCTTCACCGTAACTATTACCTCCACTGGCATAACCTTGAATTGTATTCCCAGAACCAGCAATAATACTTGAAAATTTTTGAGCACCGATAATAGTATTATCAAAACCACCAGTAATATTAGAACTAATTATAAAACCATTATTGGCGTTAATTGTGTTACCAGTACCACCAATAATTGAACTTCTAGGTGAACCACCACCACCAGAAATTAACATCGTGTTTTGATAACCACCACCAATGAATGTACCCTTTGATAAAAATCCATTAATCTCGTTATTTTCACCACCAGCAATAACAGCATTCATTGGGGTACCTTCACCACTTATTTCATTGTTAGTACCAGCTATAATAGCATTTCTCTCAATACCTACTGTTATTCTGTTTGAAACACCACCAATGATAGCATTATCTTTACCTCTTATATTACCACCCGAATAGTAACCATCAATTGTGTTACCACTACCACCTAAGATTGACGAATTTTTTTGAGCTTGATTGATTTTGTTATTATCACCACCAATTATATTAGAATTGTAGACTAAATTGTCACCACTACCACCGTTTAATGTGTTACTAAGACCGTTAAAAATACCACTCCTAACTGAAAATTGGATAATGTTCCCACTACCACCTATCACACTGTTATCGGTTGTAGTAATTGCACTAACTGATGAGTTATATTCACCAACAATCGTATTACCATCACCACCTAAGATAGATGAACTTTCACCAGCAACGATTAATTCATTATTTCTACCACCAATAATTGAAGAGTTATTGATAAATTCATCGTCATCTCCACCACCTTGTATATTATTATTGTTACCACCTACGATAACACTTTTTACAATTTGGTTGGTGATTGTATTACCACTACCAGCAACAATAGTAGTACCAGTGGTACCAATAGCAATCCTATTATCTATACCACCTATTATAGATGTACTTTCACTACCTTGAAGATTATTGTTAAAACCAGCAAATATACCAGATGTTTGTGATTTACCAACCCTATTACTACCACCACCAATAATAGATGAATAATCAGAATCACCAATTTCACCACCAACACCACCTATAATTGTGGAAAAATCAGAAACAGCAACAGTATTCCCACTACCACCTATTAAAGTAGAGTTATCACTACCTTCAATTAAGTTATTATCACCACCTATTATACCAGAACCAATTGATTGTAGACTACCTATCTCATTGTTTTGTCCACCAAGTATAAATGAATATATGTGTGCACTAGCATATATAGTGTTGTTAAAACCATTCAGTATTGTATTATATTTAGAACCATTACCTATTGTATTACCAGAACCAGCTATAATTGATGATAAATCTGAATTTTTACTAATACTATTTTTAAAACCACCTAAAATATGTGAGTTTGCTGTACCACCAGCTATTGTATTACCAGTACCACCTATTATAGATGAATTAGTTTGTAGATATAGTGAATCAGCAAATTCAAATTCAATATAATTACTTCTACCACCACCAATAAAGGAACCTTCATTTTCATTACCTAAATTAATACTAATGTTATTAAATGCACCACCAGCAATTACACTATTAGTAATACCAGCTTTAGCTGCTATGGTATTACTAGTACCACCTATAATACCACTTCTTTGTACACCATTAATCTCATTATCAATACCACCTAATATATGCCCATTAATTGAACCCCCTATAGTATTCCCAGTACCACCCATAATTGATGAATAATTAGAAAAATCAATAACCCCATCAACACCACCAATAATAACAGACTTAGTTACATCAACTAGTGTATTTCCAGTACCTCCAATAATAACCGAATCAACAGCGTCATTTAAAGTGTTAGTACCACCACCTAAGATAACAGAATTTTCACAAGAACCACCAATATTATTATTAAAAGCACTAAAAATAGATACATTTTTTGACCCTTTTGTTATATCATTATCACTACCACCAATTATTGATGAATAATCACTTCTATCAATAGTGTTTCCAGAACCACCAATTATTGATGAATATTTAGCCTCAGTAGTCAAAAAACCAGACGTACCTACTAAATTATTATAACCACTAACTAATGAATAATCACCCTCTGAATCACTGGTACCACCATTAACGACCTTAATAGAACCAGTACCAGTTGAACCAGATGTCCAATAGTTATTTACACTAGAACCTGTCGGGGAAATACCACTAAGATTAAGTGATAAATCATTACCATTAATTTTTTTAAGTGTAACTATACTACCAACGGTTTGCGCTGTATAAATCGTTTCACCCTTAAGGTAAATAAAGTTATTATCAACATCAGCATGTGTTAACACTGAGTTTTTTGTTTGGTCAGTATACGGAATATTCCAACCAGTAAGTGTTCTAAGTATAAGTCTATTATTTGGCATATCTTTTTAGTTTATATATAAATATTCTTTTAGTTTATTAAACTACATCCAAGGTAATTTATTATCAGTTATTCTATTATCTCTATCATTAACAAGAGTTTCTAATTTATCAGTAACTTCATTTTCTAATGATTGATAATCAAATTTATCTTTAAACCAAATTAAGACTTGTTCCTCGGTTAAATCGTTAAATGGTATTATAACACCTGTAGGTTCATCTAGGGTAACTTCTTTTATTTTTCTAGATATGATTTCACCATCTGTTAACCTATATTCCCCAATAACACTAATTGCCACACCATCACTTAATCTATAGTTTATATCAATAATTTTCCACATATTAATTTAATTTAATTATAAAGCTGTAGTTATTAAATTACCAGCATTATCTACAGTTATTTTATATCTTGTACCATTTGGTGATGACATTATAATACCCTCACCATCTACAACAGTTTCTAATTTAGGAACGTAAACCGTATCATCAGCAGTACCTGTTATATTCTGACCACCCAATACAACACTTCTATCACCACTTACTAATGAATTTGTTGAATGTATAAACGATGCTACACCACTAGCAGTTGAAGAAACCCCACCAGCGTGAGAAGATGAACCTTCCGCATTAGTAAAATAATTTTGCGAATGTGAATAATTAGCTATTGCGTTTGTTACAAACCCCTCAGCGTGAGAACCTTGACCTTGAGCAACACTATTCCTACCTTCAGCATGAGCGCCATTAGGTGCGGATGCTGTTGTGTCATAACCTTCAGCATGTGAAGCCTCACCAGTAGCGTTTGTTCCATACCCTTCAGAATGTGAGAATCGACCACTAGCAGTTGTAAACTGACCCTCAGAATGAGAAGCTTCACCAGTAGCATCCGTGCTATACCCCTCAGCATGAGAAGCTTCACCATAAGCATTAGTATTTCTACCCTCAGCATGTGAAATTATTCCACTAGCTACAGTTTGATAACCTTCAGCGTGTGAATTAACACCAATAGCTATTGACCTATCGCCTTCAGCGTGTGAATAATCACCAGTAGCTTTAGTGGCAGTACCCTCAGCATGTGAACCAACACCGTTAGCTAAAGTTTGAAACCCTTCAGCGTGTGAATAACTAGTGGTACCACTAGTTTCCGCCCCTTCAGCATGTGAATAATCACCAGTAGCTTTAGTATCACGACCTTCCGTATGTGAATAAACCCCACTAGCTAATGTTAAACCACCTTCAGCATGAGAACCAACACCACTAGCTATTGACTTATCCCCCTCAGCATGTGAATACGTACCACTTGCTAAAGTTTGATAACCTTCAGCGTGTGAAGTATCACCAGTAGCAATCGTTTGATACCCCTCAGCATGTGAACGTCTAACATCTATACCACAAGAAGTGATTTGTTGAAATATTATTTGTGTGTAACCAGTAGAACCAGTCCAACCACCTTCAACTGTAAAAACTACGTAGTCACTACCATCTAATTCACTACCACCAACAGAATTAACATTAAATTCAATACTACCAACAGAACCACTAAAAGTAACTAACCACTCATCCCCTTTTGTCTGATAACAATTTAATGTTTCCTCAAATTTACCTAACTCACTTTTAAAATCATAATTACCACTTATATATGGCCAAAGTTCACCTTTAAATTCACCAAATGTAATTCCAGACGTGATTATTGGTGAAATAACATCAGCAACATATACACCAGCTATTGTTCCCTGTCCTTCAGCATGTGAATACGAACCTAAAGATTGTGTATTAATCCCTTCAGCAACTGATAATGTACCAGTAGCGATATTTGAACTTTCTTTAAGTATAGCTGAATTAGAACCAGTACCACCAGTCCATGGTGATTTATCACCAACACCATTAGTGTCAATAATAACTTTACCGTTACTATCAACACCTAAAATACCAGATGATAAATTATTAATATTTAATGAATCAACTTTTAACGAACCTTTTATATTTTTTTCTAAACTCATATTATTTTAAATATTTTATAAAATTATCTTCTAAAAATAAATCACCTGGTAAAATATTATCGGTAATCATTTTAACATTATTTATATAGACATCATCAACATATAAGACTTCAAAATCTAAAAGAATATTTAAAACGTTACCATTAATATCATAATTATTGGTACCATCAGTAAAATTAAATTTAATCTTTGATGTTGATAAATAATTTAACCCTTCTTCTTTAGAGTTAAATCTGATTAATATTATAAATTTTTCTTCCATTTTTAGTTAATTAAATTAGTTAATTTTGTTATTTCACCACTAAGCGTTGTTGCTGAATAATCAGTGTTAACAACGGTGTTAGAACTAATAACATTTGATAATGTTGGGTAGTTTATCGATAACCCACTATTTGAATATATAGTAGAATTTAAAATCTGAAGTGTACCGAAATCTGTACTATTAGACATTGTATCACCACTACCAGTGTTTATTATACTTGAATTATTTATTAACACATTTAAATATTGACCATCAGCAAATGTCCCAATATCATTTTTACCTTCAATCTTAGTATTATCCAACCTAAATGTTGATGTTGTTGTATCAGTATGGTCTAACATTTTAAAATCTTCAGCTGTTGATGTTATGTGTGAATTATTGATGTTAACAGTACCACCTAATTTAGGATGTGCTAAAAAATTATAATTACCATATATATTACCTTTAAATTCAATATTACTATTTATTCTATAACTTTGGAATAATACATTTGTAGTATCAGCTGAACCTAAGAAATATATATCCCCTTCAATTTTAATATTATTGTTAGAAGAATTACCATTACCAAAAGGGTAATCAGTACAATAAACTATGCTTCTACCATTACCCCCAATAGTTTTAGTGTAAATATTACCTTTATAATTTATTTGAATATTTGGTCCAGTAACCTCAAATAGACGTTGGTCACTATATGAATTATCACTATAATCTATTAAATCACCATTAATATTTAAAGTAAAGTTTGATAAGTTTCCTGGGTCAAATACATTAGTAATAATACCATTACTAAATGATAATGAACTATAATCATAATAAATTTTGTCTATATTAAGGTTAACATTTTTATGTCTAAAATTTCTAAGTCTAAATAAAGGTTTAGTTAAATTTATACATTCATAACCATTAATATCTATTTTAGATGAATCTGAAAAAATATTTCTTAAATAAAAAGGATAACCTAAACCACCTAAAGTTATATAATTATAATATCTTTTTCTAGAGTAAGAATTAAACTTAACAACAGAATCACTCCCAGCACCATAAATAAAATAAAAACTACCAGTAGCTGTTTGACCGCCTAAATACTGTAATTCTTCTTCTTCAGACTTAAGATTAACAACAATTTCACTGCCACTTATATTTGATTTGACAATGTTTATTACTTCGCAATGATTTGATGTTAACTTTTTAACTTCAGCATTAAAGGTATAACCACCATCTGTTCCTAAATCAGATAGAAGAAATCTATTGTGACCATTAGATGTATCTGCACCAACACAATTTTGTTCGTATTCTAAATAACCTAAAACGTTACATGTTTCACCACTAACACCGTTTGCATCAAATAAAGCCATTTTAGCGCCAGTAACTGTTTGGTTATACAATACTATTTTAGTGTTAGGTGAAAAATAATAAGTAATACCATTTTTCCATAAATTTATCTCATCTAATCTACTATTCCATTGGTTACCTGTTGTATCTCTATTATCATATGTTATTGTTTGTGGTAACACATAAATAAGGTCACCAGATGTAGATGCTGTTTTAGCTGCATATAACGTTTTAAATGGTTTATCTAACCTACCTTTTTGCCCTGTAGAATCATCACCATTCTCATCAACGAAAAGTGTGTTAGAAATTGTTACACCAGTAAAAAATCCACCAATTAACCTATCATTAGATAAATTATCAGTTAAAGTTAATTCACCAGTATTTTCATTATAAGTACCACCTGTAACAAAAACCTCAGTACTCCCAGTATAAAAACCAGTAACTTCATATGTTGTTGAATCTGGATTTACGAATGTTAATACACCAGAACTATAACTAATAATGTCATTATAATTACTACCACTCAATACTTTAACCATATTGTCTAATAAATCAGAATGTGTTTCTGGTGTGATAGTGTTAGGTTTGTTTTTGGACCTAATTATATCGTTAATATCTATAAGTAATTCACTTGGTGTTGTTCCAGTTGCAGCCATAATTAAATAAGTTTATTTATAAATAGTTTTATTTTCCGTATCTTTCTCTTTCTACCTCACAATTATTTTTTAGAGCACACCAACTCAAATCACAAATATGTAATCTGAATTGAGATATGTCACCTATAAATGTTCCAGCGAAGTTTTTTTCAATATGTAAACCAAGGTCTTCTGGGTCTTGACCATCAAAAGTCATACTCTCTAAAAGTCCCTGTGAACCACCACCTAACGATATGTTAAATGGTACCCCTAATTGTTTATCTTTATGTTCGTTAAGTCTCTTAGCTATAAATTCATCAACTTCTTCAGCCACAAATTTTAATTTACAATCAACATAAAACATAAGTCTACCCTTTCTAGCTGAACCATATTGTAATTCACAGTCATCATATTCTGGCATTACAAACCTAATATCGATTTTGTGCCAAACATCATCACTAACCATCCCACTAGCTGAATATTGTTCTTCAACTGTAACACCAGTAACGGTAACATTATTTTCACAATAAGCTGTTAACTTTAAAGCTCTGTAACCTATCGACCCATCATCCTTAATTCTAAAACCTATTGAATTGTCAATTATATCGGCATTCTTATCTAATTCTAAAAGAGGTGAAGTTAAACCACTAAATTCACATGCTGTTTGATTACCTAAACCACTAGGACTAGCACATTTAGTTGAATTACTCCCAGCTCTACCATAAATAAGAAATGGGTTTTGTGTGTTTGTTAATTGTTGTGTGATTGAACTTACTGTGATACTATCACCAGTAAATGTACAAGCTTGTTTAGTACCTAACCCACTAGGTAATGAACACTTGTTATAAGAACCGTCAGCTTGACCATAAATAAGGAATGGATTAGTTATTACGTTATACTCAATTGGTGGTGGTGATAGATTAATTAAATTACCACTATCATCAACAAATGATATATCAGTTTCTTTTGGTGCTGTACAGAATGTTGTAACCGTTCCAGTACACGCACTACTAACAGTACAACAACCACTAGTACAACCTGTATTATTACCTTCAAATACATTCCAGAATTTATTCTCAGCTCTAGTACCCATGTAAAAGAAGAATCCTTTATTATCTGGATATGTATCATTAAGAGTTGTTCCAGTTGTACCAGAACAAACAGAATCAGACTTCCTAAGCCAAAATTCAGCAGTCCAAGCCTTTGGTACTCTCACTGGTAATAATTCGTAAGCGTATCCATCTAATTTATAATATCCTTGATAAAAACCACCACAAAATCTAGCATAATTCCCCAAGAGTCCAGTATCTGGTATTTGTTCTATCGGATAAACATAGTTACCAGTCATACCTGTCACTTCCCTAAGACTTAAAGCTGTTTCTCCAGAAGTTATAAAGGTAGTACCTGTTAACACATTAAGTAATGCTAAGTTACAGGTATCACCAGAGGTCTTTTCAAATCTTACAGCACCATTATCTATAGCTGTTAAACCAAAGGTTGAAAAAGTGAACCCACTATTAGTAGCACCACTCCAACTAACAAGACTTGTTATTATGTCGGCATTATCATAACCATATTGACCAACATAAACATTCGAGTATGGATAACCACCAGTGAAGACATCTTCAGTTGAAAAATCATAATGAACTACCATACAATCATCGACAAGACCAGAGAAATCCCCAGGCATTGCATATTCATCTTGTGCCAAGTAAAAGTCATAGTATTCGCTATTACTTAAGAAAGCATCTATTTTGTTAAAATTGTAGTTCTTTAAGTTCCCCATAATTAAAATGTTTCAAGACTAGTTCTCTTCCAACCATCACTAGTCTTAATATATAAATAGTTATCATCTCTTGTAATTTCACCTAATTTACCAGTAATATCATTTGTTGATGTAGGTGTAAATTCTGGTAATACAAGACCGTGAGGTAATATATAGTTATTAGTTTTCCAATCACCATCTGAATTAATTACAAATTCAGAGTTAGTTTTA